TTACAGCCAAGAACTAGTTCCTTCTCCTGTGATAATATCGAAAGGATTCAAATTGAATTCTTTCGTAATGTTTGTATCATCTTGTTTACTTTCCATTCCGTCTTCGTTAAAAAGGCATCCCTTTAGCGTTACAGTGTCGGCGGTCCAGTCTTCACCGGCATAAGCATTAGTAAATGAGATGATCAAGTCAAATTCTCCCAAATCCATTAAAGAACCAGCCAATGCTCGGAGCTGGGAAATGGTATTGTAATCCATTGTAATGGAGGCTGTACAGGTTTTGTTGCCAAAACCACGATTGATAGCATTTCCTCCAATACCGTAGTTATTTTCAACTTTACGAGTCTTGTTCCACTTGATTTCAGAAACTCCTTGCATAATAGTAGAATCTTCTGAAATATCCAATGCTGGTATGGAAATGCGGATCATAGACCAGCTGTATGCTACATTGTTAATTGTTGCCATCTTGTTAATTATTTATTGGTTAATGCCAAGCCCTCGACTACTTCAATACGGGACGCTACACCCACCGGAACAAGTGAATATTTAATGATCAGTGTATCATTCTTTAATACATTTTGATTCTTATCAATTGTTACAGAAAAGCCAGAGATTTCTTCATTAGTCTGCATGGTTGTGAGGATGTCAGAAACAATATTTTGAAACATCGTAATCTTTGCAGAAGATAAATATCCAGTGCTGGGGTCTACTTTCAACGGAGAGTTGACATAAGGTAATAATGCGTTACGTACAGCGCGTCTTGACTTATGAATTGTACGGTTTCTAGCAACTGTTCGGTAGTCTCCGTTTGAACACGTTTGGTCTTTAGAGAAAAAGACTCCGCTTTCCAAACCAGAATATTTGCACAAGAAGACATATCCCTTATCGTCCAGATCATCCAATTGGATTTTATTCAAAGATGAGTACTTTAATGTACTTGTTAACTTATCCTCGCTATTTAAAGTGACATCTCCGAATCCCATTTCAATATCTGGGAAATAACCAATCAAATTGAACTTATTTACCCATGCGAATGATTCTTGTACGCTTGCTGAAGCGATACATCCGAGTGCGGCTCCAATATTTCCTACAGGAGTGAGGTTCGGGTTAGCAAGCTGCATAGCTGATACATCAGCGTCTAATCCCTGGCCAAGCAATACACTGACAAACCGAGCATTAATAACACATGTCGGTATTTTGCCCAGCTCTACTTTCTTCACAGATTCTTCAGCTGTTGCAATTACTGCGGAATTTGCACATAACAAGATTGATAAAGGAGCATTTTCATCAGCTAAAGACGCAGCTTTGGATTGCAGATCTGTAACTAGGTCAATGCTATATGTTTCTGCTTCCGGATCTGTTTGTTTCCACAACGATTGTTCAGTCCAAATGCCGAGTTGGTTAATCATACCATGTGCTGCGCGTTGCATTTGTTCTATAGCATTCCAATCTACACCACAGTCTGCAAACATGATAAACAAACGTCCTGTGCTTCCTTGTATTCCAAAGAAATGATTGATATGATAATAAGGAATTCCAAACAGTAAATCCTTTTCAGTGTCACCGGAGTATGCGGTAATGCCAAGTTCTTTCAAATCATCCATAGAATTGATTTCAATAACATTACCTTGTAATTTGTCTTTTACGGCCAAACCAGCACCTTCTTCAAAGAATTTAGCTTGTTTGGAAATATCAAACAGCAAACCTGTGACTTTTTCAGTTGAGGTTGTAGAGCTTGTTCCAATGTTTCCATCGGTATCACTCATAAAAACGCCACCTAATGCCATATTTGTAAATTTTATTGTTTGTAATACGGATTTTGATAAAGAATAGCATCCTTCACCCAATTAGGTTGTGCATCTTCAGTGAATACACCACCTTTGGAATCAATATACAATGCTGGATAGCCAGGATATTTTTGTAACAGTTCTTTTACGAATTCTGGTATTTCATCCTCTTCTTTTGTTTTGTCTTTTTTTTCAGGTTTTTGAGAAGACTCTTTGATAGAGGGGGTATCTGAAGTTTCAACAGTGTCATGCTCTTGTTTTTCAGATTCTTCATTTGAAATAACCGGTGCTTTTGAAGTAACTGTAGGATCTTGTGCTTGAGTGTCTTCTGTGACCGGAGTTTCTGTATTCTTTTTTCTAGCCATAACTTAAATTAAAAAAGGGAATGGAGTACCGACTCCACTCCCTTGTGATAAACTATGATGAGATATTTAATTCAATTTGTTATTCTGCATTTTTGTAAGCGGTCCATGCTACGATTTCTGCCGGACGAACGATGTTTACATCCATTTTCATTCGCATCTGGAAGAAATACAATTCGCTGTTAGCTTGTAGCCGTTCAACCTTTACTACTTCAGCGTCATTTGCATAGTCAACCCCCATCCACAAGTTAGATTCCATGCCGGTAGTAAATTCTCCGAGTACGATAGTATGTTCTGGAATGCCGACAATAGGTACAATACGCTTACCTTTAAAACGATACTCGTTAACCTTAGTATTGTCGGAGTATTTCACTGTTTTGTCGCTTAGATATTGATCATATAAATCCCAAATATCCCAGCCACATACAAATACCAGTCCTGCTTTTTTACGGATTTGTTTCGGGCATTTCTTCCACATAGCATTGAGAGCGGCTTCTACATTGGCACCTGTGCTCAATTCTGTAGTACCGGCAATAATGACTTGTCCACCAGCTTTCTCTACCTCTGTTGCATTTGTTGCAGTATTTGCCAGAATACGTTTGATTGCACCGTCAAAGTATTTCATTGGGCCACCGGCATTTTCACCTCCAATCGTTGTGCAACCTTCAGGAGCGGTAATTTTTGCGGCAGATGAACCACCTTTTGCGGAGCACCAAATAGACTCACCGATATACTCATTCTTTCGATCCATCAAGAGGCGCAGCATTTTAGCTTGTACTTTTGGGTCTAAGTCACGGAATACCAAATTACCTTCCGGCTGGGCAAATTTGTAATACTTTTCATAGTCACGGGGGTTAAATTCAAGGTACACCATGAATTCTTGCGGTTCCAGGTAACGTTCTGTTAATGTGTATTGGTTCAATCCACCAGTAGTTCCTGCTCCTGCGCCATGAGTTGAGTTTGGAGTGGGGACGTTATCCTGAATTACTTTTCCCAATTGAATAGTGGGTATGGTGTATTTGAACTGGATTCCAGATTTGATATGAATCAAACCTTCTTTGTATGTATCATTTCCTTGCGCGGTATATGTCAGGAGGTCATTAAGGACCTCACCAGAATATGTGTTTTGCGCAAAATTTACTGAACTTGCCATGTTGTTTATGTTATTCTGTTTTAGTCGAGTGTTTTAAACTGGAAATCTGTTCCTACGACAGCTTCAACAGCCTTAGCCATTTTCTTTTCTGCCTCGGTCATCTGATTTTTTGCATTTTCAATGTTGGCAGGATCATTTGCAATTTCAGCAGAAATTTTATCACGTTTTGGAATGGAATTCAGCGTTGCCTGCACCATTTCAAAATCGTTTTGAGCCATTTCCACCCATTTAGGTTTTGCATCAGAATTGATTTTACCTTCAGCAATTGCATTGTCAACGAACTGTTCGATAGTCTCTTTACGTTTTGCTTCTTCAGCATCTTTGTAACTTTTCAATTCGTTCTTGACAGTTGTCAATTCGTTTTTAACATTGGTAAGTTGCGCATCCAATCCTTCTTTCTGAATTTTCAAAGCATTGTATGAAGCCTGAATTTCTGCTACCTTGTTTTCCGCATTTTTCAATGCGTCAATTCGGGTAATAACAGCTGAAACTTCAGAGGTTTTCTCCAAACCAAGCTGGGCGCATACAGAACCAAATGCAAATTCTTGTTCTTTGTCCATTGTTTTTTGTGAATTTGAATTTTCTATTTGATTTTGATTAGGAATAGAACTGGAATCATCAAGTGGTTTAAAATCGCCCAGTTCTGTATTGATAGAAGCCATGATTTTTTGAAGGGCGTTCGCTTCCACTACTCCTTCAATTTGATCTTTTACTTTATTACAAACCTGTTTAGAGGTTTTTAAAACACATTCTGCTGATAATATACCGGCGTTTACGGCAGATTTTGCATCAAAGTAAGTTCCATCACAACCTTCTTTTCCATCCATGATTTCTCGAACCTTAGCTTTCGTCAGACCAAATCTTTTATGATATATGGTTTCAATCTGTTTCTGAAAAGCATTTACAATTTGTTCATTGTCTGGGTTGCATGACTTTTCGTCACGTATGAAGGGGTTGTGGATCATTAAAATAGAATAGTCACGCATGTAAGAACGAGTTCCTGCCGCCCACAGTACTGAAGCCATTGATGCTGCCAATCCTTCCACAATTGTTTCAACTTCAATGGGACATTGCTGTATAATGGAGAATGTTCCCATTCCGTACAGAACGCTTCCACCTTCACTATTAATGCTGATTACAATTTTCGAGGGTTTAACGTAATCTTGTATCCATAAAAATTCATCATTGAAATTACGTGTGCTCTCTTCGTCAATTTTGCCATAGAAGCGCATATATACCGGTTTTGCTTCTTGCGCTTCTCCAACTACATATTTTAATTCATCTACTTTCATTTGAGCTTTTTCACAAGAATAGGTATCAGCTTCTTTAATGGTTGTAAGTTTGTTATTCGACTTGATCGGTTGGAGGAGCAGTTGAAGGCATTTCTACAGAAGGTTCATACTTAGCTACATCTTCGATTTTAGGTTCCTTGTGATTACCATGTGCTTCTGAATCATGTTCTGGTGCATCAGAATGGTTAGTGAATGGGGGCATAACTAAATACCTGTCTACCCATTTGCGATACTGGAAAGAAGAAGATGTTCTAAACCATATCTCGTAGTCAATCCAGTATGGCTGTAGCCCATGATCTAAAGATTCCGGCATATCAAAATAGGTAAGATTGCAACGTTCATTTAATGCTTCTTCGTAATCTTTCGCATCTTGAATTGCATCATTAATCTGTTGAAAAACGCGAAATCCATGTGTCTCAACAATATCGTCACTATTGTTTAAATCATTAAGTACAAATCTGATACGCATAGTGGCACGCCCTTCTCCAATTCTTTGTTGGGCAACTAAATAACGTACATTTACAAACCGAATAAATGCCGCAGGAAAAGGTATAGCATATTCTGTATTACCACGAGTACGAACAATACGTTCAAACTGTCCGTTATCTATTTTTACAGTTTGGAATAGTTTGGGCGAATTATTATCGTTAGGGTCTGTATGTAAGGACTCTAATACACGTTTTACTGCTAAATACACATCCTCTAAAGGGTTGTTGTCTACTTCCTCCAAAGTAGTATCGTCATCATTGGGAAGGGGAGAGGTGTCTTTTGCAGGCGTGTCTTTTAAACTGTCCGGTAAATCTGTTTTATATTTATCTACTATCATTTTGGAAAGCCATCAAAAATACGAATACTGTAAGATGAAATTTTATCAGCTACGGTTGTAGAATATCCTATAAATTGCCTTTGTCTAATATAGGATGCTGGAGAACCTGGTTTGGCAATTTTCCCTCCTTCATTATGTATTGCTGCATAACAAAAGTTTCTTCCATATTGCCTATTACTAAATTTGAACATGTCTGGATCTGTGAATAGTTTAACACCACGATTCTTATTAGAATGAAAGCGTTCCCATACTATTGAATGTTTTAATGCTCCTGTTTCTTCCAATATAGGGTGTGGCTTATGATCACGTCTGGATTGCCAAGAAAAAGTTCCGGCAGAATTGAACCGCCGGAGATAAAAAGAGTCTCTAAATATTTTTTTTGCGGCATTACCTACTAATGTTTCAAAATTGAATACATTAACTTCAAATTTATTAGGCAACCTCAACCATTGTTGAGCTAATTGTCTCGGAGTTATTACTTTCCCAGCCATTTGTCTTTAATTTTATTAGCAATGGTGCGCAGCCTCTTTTTATGCTTTTTAGGAATAATAAAGTATGAATGTGCATCACTAAATATTCGCCCACCTTTTGCTACACTTTCTTTAAATACTGGATTAACAAAATCGGGCATCTCAATAATTTGTCCCATCACCTGTGATAATTTGGATTGGTTGAGAACGTCAGCACTTTCTTCCACTAGAAAACAACGGCATCCATGTTCAATTGGGGGTATTAACCATGCTGGGAAAGATGCTTTGCGGTAGCTAGTCCCTTCTAATGCAAGGTGCCAAGGGCGAACCCTATTATCTCCCTGTGTTATATATGTTAACACTGTATTATTGCTATACAAAATCCAACCAGCAGCAATTCCCATCGCATATTCAATATCTTCGTTTTCAATATTCGCGTATATGCTATTGTATCTGTGAAAAACATTTTCAGCTTCTGCCAGATCTACTTCATTTTCAATATTAAAATTGTCTGGAAGGTTCTCCGACATCTGAAATTCTTCGGCTACTGCAAAATCAACAAGATTATCTAATGCAGCTACTAATATATTACGTTGCTCTTTTTCTAATTTGGTTAATCCATCATTGTGATTACGAAGTAATTCCAGTGCTTTTTCAAAGTCCATACCAAAACCTTTGATTGCATGATTCAATGCAAATTCCGCACGTAACGTCATCATTTCTTCTAATAAATCCCAACGATCCTCTATATTGCCATAGTCCTGTAAAAACTTCTGGAAAACAGCATAGATAGCAAGGTATTCAGCATTCTCTTCATCTTTGTTTGATTTAGATTCTGCAAGGACGGAAGGAGAAGCGCTATCTTTTATTCTCCTTCCATTAGAAAATTTTCAACGTTGCTTGAATTCTTTCGTTCACCACGCCTATGCCCATATCTTTTGTAATATTCTTCATCGGACATAATGCGTCTATCATTGGAGCTTCCATTTATAGTCCCGCTATTACTTGCCATTTCCGATATAGCGTTAAATTGTTTCCCTACGACAATACCAAATTCTTTTTCGATTTCATCTGCTGATACTTCATATTTATCTGTAATAAAAGAATATAAGCTAATCTTGTCTTTATTACTCATTTCTACACGGTTGGCATATTTGAATTCTAATCCCGGCTTGATATATCCCATAGATACTAATCTAGGAACGATCTCTTCATTCATTACATTTTCAATGAAACCGCGATACATCTCTATGCGCTCCCGAAAAATGTCTTGGTGAGCATTTGTTGATCCAACATAAGATTGGGTTGCTCCAGCCATAGATTCAGAGCCAACTATCAGATTAGAAACTTCTGTATTGGCAAAATTTATTAAACTAGTATATATGTGTTCGGAATTTGACATTGTAAATGTCTTAATGTCAATATCATCGTTCAATCCTGTAACTATTATTTTATTCTGAGCCGCATTTGCAATGTTTTGTGCTAATCGTTGTCGATCTTGAATGCTTTCTGATTCAGTCTTACCATGTATGATAGGCTGGCCATAAGTATGACTAAAATTAACATAATTAGCAAGAGTGAATTTTTTTGCAAGGATAGTTGGAGTAGTTGCAGAGAATAGCCCCAAATCACCATTATCAATAAGTATATAATTCTTGGAGTATTGCGATGAAGCAATATCCCATCCGGGATTCCACTGCCCTTGTCTTTGCACAACTCGTAATTGACTTGCCAATACATTTCTTCGCTCAATAATATTTACTTCAGCTAGCTTTCCTGTTAAAGGATTAATATCAGGCATTATTTCTAATAAGGTGTAACCGTACCATTTGGCTTCAACAATACCTTTTATGATTTTAGTGAATTGAGAACCTTGTATCTTTTTGGTTTCTTCTACATCCTTAATATATTTTCCTCGTTCATTTTGTCTTGCCAACATGTATCGTTCGCCTATAATCTGTGATTCTACAGTTTCTAATACTGCACGTAAATGAGCATCCTGCTCTACACATGCTTCGTATAAATCTATCAGTGGACCACGATCATCTAAAACAACCCCGCGTGTTACTTGGGATTGAATGGATTTGTATCTACAATGACGGTCAATCTCCCTAACATATTCTTGAATAGTTTTTTTGCTAGTTTTAAATATGCTTTCTAAAGGAGTGCCGTGAAATGTTGTTTCTGCACTAATTACATTCATATTAAGAGTTTTTGAAAGAATAGATAGCGAGTCTAAAGTTGGTTTCTATATATATGGTAGGATAGGAGTATATATATTATAATTTGAAATTTGTAAATATCAGTATTATAGATATATAGCTATAAAATATGTGTTAAATATATTATTTTGTATTGTCAATATGATAAAATAAAATATCTTTGCGTCGATAATTTAATGTTTAACAAATAATACGTCATTAAAATGAGTAAAGATTTTAATTATTTTCGCATTAAGATGGCATACAAGGGCACAAATGATCTAGGTGCTATTGTTCCCATCAAATCAGAAGATCTGGTAATGGCTACATGCTATACCGAAGCAGAACAAATCGCATATAAGTTGGCTGAAGGAAAAGATGAGTTTGGTGATGTGGATATAGAAATTGTTCGCACCAAAATTTCAGAAGTTGCTTATAACGATACATTTGCTACTGATACTGAACTAATTTGTGGATTAATATCCTATTTTTTTGAAGAAAGTGAAGATACAGAAGTTGGGTTGTATCAAGTATCTCTTGTTTATTATGATGTGGACGAAAAGACTGGTAAAACCAAAAGTTCCAACAGTACAATTTATGTACCGGCTTATTCTTCATCTGAAGCGATAGAAAATATTCGCACTTACTTAAAGCGGGCTGGGGAAACACGTGAATACACTATTCGCAATGTCAAATATGACAAAGCACAATCGGTCATGGTAACACCTGAAACTCATAAAAACAATATTAGGATATAATGACTTCTCCTAAGGGAACCGGGAAAATTATAAATATCAAATGTACAGAAGTCTCACTCCCGGAATTTCCTAATCTCCTTTTTGGAACTCATTTTGATGGTAGCAGAATTTTTGATGCTACATATTATCTCCAATCTAAAGACCCCGACAATAAATTAAGCATAGAAGACTTCTTTCATAAGTTTGATTTCCAAATCAAGGCTATTGCAGAAACTTACAAGTTGCCTTTAGAGAAACTGGTATCAATCAACACGGAGGGGCATCAATTGATTGACGGATGTTTATGCTATCCGTTTTTATCTTATGTTGATCCGCAATTCTGCGCATATATCAATGAAATAATAGACGAAATGTTTGTTACTGGAGTTGTTGTGTCAGATACACATTTAATTTCGTTGGTAAAGAAAAGGCTTCCTCCAGAATTGCTCAAACAAATTTGGGATGGCAGAGAAGATTTTTCGTAAACCCAAAGCTGTCTTAATATTTAATCGCAGAAAAACATTGGCTCTTATGGCTGCTTCAGTAAATGAGGCAGCTAAAATCAGCGGTTTAAAGCCTGGAAATATTTCTAAGGCCTGTGTCGGTACATTGATTTCCAATGGTATGTATTATTTTAGATATATAGGCAGTGATGTTGAAATAGAATTATCAGATATAGGTTCATTAAAGTTAGAGGAATATGACAAATTATGTGGTATCGAACGTCAGACATATCCTACGATGGCGATGAATCGTAAAAAATGGAAATATAATAAAAACAATAGAACGTATGAAAGTAAAAGTTTATAGTACATCAAAACATCCGTTGCCTCAATACGCAACTAAGCAATCAGCAGGGCTGGACCTAAGAGCAAATATTGATGCTCCAATTACTATTAATCCTAGAGAACGTGTATTGGTTCCAACAGGATTACATATACAACTTCCAGAAGGTTTTGAAGCAAGAATTCAGCCTAGAAGTGGATTGGCTCTTAAAAAAGGAATCACTTGTCTTAATTCTCCAGGATGCGTGGATGCCGACTATCGAGGTGATGTAGGTGTAATTCTTATTAATCATGGAACAGAGCCGTTTACTGTTAATGATGGGGAACGGATTGCCCAAATGATTATTTCTAAATATGAACAAGCAGAATGGGAGCTTGTTTCTTCAATCGAAGATTTAGAGGTCACAGAACGCGGTGAACAAGGATTTGGGCATTCTGGAATAAAATAAGAAATATGGGGTACGTTTTATGTGCCCCATTATTTAATTTATAAATATTATAGGATATGGAGCTTAATTTTACAGTTGAAACAAAAGATGTGTTGCTTGATATGATTAAGCGACACAATAAAATGTATCGTATGGGCACGCCAGAAATTTCAGATGCGGAGTATGATGCAGAAATAGAACTACTAAAAACACTTGACCCAGACAATGAATGGTTCAAACATACCGAACCCGCTTTTGTGCCTGAAACCCGAAAACGGGCTTTGCCAATCCCAATGAAATCTTTAAATAAAGTAAAGGATATATCAGAACTTAAAAAATGGTATATGTCTTTAGGCTTGAAAGGAAATGCAGGTGTAATATGTATGCCTAAGCTGGATGGTCTTTCTCTATTATATAATGAATTAACTGGTGAGGCATATTCTCGTGGAGGGATAGAAAATGAAGGGCAGGATTGTACTAACCATTATCGAGCATCCACTCAATGTTATAATCCTGCCAGCAGTTTTCATTATACTTTTGGAGAATTTGTTATCAACAGAAGTGATTGGGAGCAGCATTTTCATGGGAAACGTTCTAAATTCACAGGAGATATTTTTAAATCACCGCGTAATACAGCTGCCGGTCTTTTAAATAGAGATGAGCCATGTGATTATCTTGAACACGCTTCTTTCTTCAGATATGGGGTGGATGAGAGTTCCCTACATGATTATAACAACTTCCATAGTCTGATAGAAACTATTTGTCATATCTATCAACAAGAGCATCTTTACCATTTTGCTTTTATAGATGAACTGAACGAAGAGCTACTAATGAATTTATTCAAAGAGTGGAGTAAGGTGTATCCAATTGACGGTATTGTGATTTATGTTGATGATTTGCGCTTATGGGAAGTTATTGGCAGACATCAAACATCTGGAAATCCATTATATGCTATTGCCTACAAGCATCCAGATTTTACAGAATCTTTCGAGACAACAGTAAAGGATATTGTATGGAAAGTCAGTAAGTCGGGTGCCCTTAAACCTGTGGTTAATATTGAAATGGTTGATACTGGAGATTGCAACATGGAAAATCCTACTGGATATAATGCTGGCTGGATTAATGATCACGAAATAGCAAAGGGGGCTGAAATATTAGTTACTCGTTCTGGAGGGGTAATTCCTAAGATTCTGTCAACTCTTACCCCAGCAACACAAGAAGAACAAGAAAAATTATGGGATGAAATGTCAGAGTGTCCTCATTGTGGTTCACCGACTATGTGGAATGAGAATCACATAGAACTGTGTTGCACTAATCCTAGTTGTCCAGGTATTCAATTAGCTAAAATTATATTTTTCTATTTGACATGTGGGGCTGAAAATATGGGAGAAGAAACATTATCCAAAATATTCAATGCAGGTTTTACTTCTATACCGGCAATTCTTAACATCACTTTTAACGACCTGATAAAAATCGAAGGATTCGGAGACAGTATTTCAAATATAATATTGGAGAATAACAGAAAAATCATGCAAGGAGTTGATTTGGCGACTTTAATGCAAGCTAGCGATTGCTTTAAAGGAATAGGAAAAATAAAGGCCCAAAAAATATTGGATGAAATGGATGATGAGGATTTATGCTCGTTCTGTCAAGGGTGGTATATCAATCACGAACCGGATGTTCAAAGCGAAGACTTTAAAAATTGTCCTATAACTGTACAAAACTTATTGTTGGGGTATTTTCCATTTATGGCCTTTATAGAGGAAACTAAAATACCTTACAAATTGTCCCCAAAGATTGCTGTGCTGGAAGGTAAATGCAAAGGTTGGTCTATCTGTGTGTCGGGATTTCGAGATAGTAATCTTGAAGAAGTAATTACCAACGAAGGAGGAAAAATTGTTAGTGGGGTGTCTAAAAAAACAACACATCTGGTGGTGAAGGACAAATCTGCCAACTCATCAAAAATGTCCAAGGCCAAATTATTGGGGGTACCAATTTTATCAATTGAAGAATTCTATGAAATTTTGAATAATTAAATTATTGTATTACAAAGTATTAGCGATTAATATTGATTTAAATTGATATTAATCGCTTCTAAATTTGTATAATTGAATGTAATATCATACTTTTGCATTAAGTAAATGAATTGATATAATTATGGCAAAGAAAAATCAGTTAACCAAAAGTGATTATCTTCCTATGGAAGAATATAAGAAATTACTACGCCTTCTTCATAAGGATCGGCAATATTTATGGGAACTATATGCTCGACTGGCATTCTGCACTGCACTACGAGTATCAGATGTATTGTCTTTAGCATGGGCTGATATTCTCCATAAAGGTTCATTGACCAAAATTGAGAAGAAAACTGGAAAAGTACGAAAAATCCCATTTAATTTAAGTATTCAAACGAGAATAGAGGAACTTTATATATTGCTTAAACGCCCTAATCCGAATGAATTGATATTTAAAAGCAAATTTACAGGGGTATCTGTCTCTTCCCAATATCTTAATCGGATAATGAAAGAATGGAAGGCTAAATATAAATTGGATATAGAGAATTTTTCTACACATACTTTTAGAAAAACATTTGGACGATATGTCTATGATACAAGCGAAAACAAGTCGGAAGCATTGTTACTATTGAACAGGATATTTAATCACTCTAACATTGAAATAACTAAAATATACATCTGTATTAGAGAAGATGAAATAAATTCTATATTCGATTCTATCCGTCTCTAACTTCTTCGCTACATTTTACATTTTGATTTGCACGACATGTGCCCCTATCTTTATTCCATAATCGGATAAATAAAATTGACCATGTTTATACAACAAAAGAGGGGGCTGTCTGTATCCCCACCCATCATCATTACTTGTGAATTATGTAATACGCCGGAGAACCTGGATGAATGTAATCCTCCAGGAGAGATTTTGCGTATTATGAGTAAACGAAATGTCTGTTCTAACTGTGCTTTTTGGATGGATAAAATAGCTCATCCGGATATAGGTAATGAAGTTATTGGTTCTCATTATTATATTGTATATCCATTTGTAAAACGCCCCAATAATGTTATTAAAGGTTCTGATGGCAAAGAATTCTATATTCGGCGATTTGATGGAACATTAATCAAATCCAATAATATATGGCATCAAGGTGAAATCCCAGAACATTTTAGAAAACAATTGCCAAATACTGCCAATTTCCTATCATTGATAACTTATACCAAATTATCTAACGACCCTCATAAGTGTCAGGCTAAAGGATGTTGGGATCGCTATAATTGTCTTAGATATAATTTATCTTGCGAACGAGATGGACCTTTCAATAAGATTCCGGCCAATCATACTATTGGCGATGAAAACTGTCCCTCATTTATAAATATAAACGAATTAAAAATATGATATATGCAATTTTTATACTATGCTTAATACTGTTTGCCATTGCCATGTATGCACTTCGTAAACTATCTAAGCAATACAAAACTCTTCAAGAGATATATTATCTTCAGAAGCTAATGTTATCTCACTCTCAATTTACGAATGATGCCAATGAAATGATTTTATGGAAAATCAGATATGATATATGGTGCTGGAATGAAAACTTAGTAAAAGCGGAAAATTATGAAATGGCACAACAAGCCAAAGTAGCAGCTAATATTATAGCTGATATGATAACTTTTTATCGTAACAATTTAAAAGCAGATAATAATGATACATACATTAAAAAATGAGATGGAGCGAATGTGGAATCAGTTTGACCATAAAGCGTTTATCTCAAATGATCCTATTCAAATAGTACACCAGATACGGAATCTTTCTGGGAGAACTACAGCGGATATTGAGGTTTGTGCAATATGGACGGCTATGGTTTCATGGGGACAATATAGTCATATAATATATTGTGCAGAGAAGTTGATGGACGTATGTGGATGGGAGCCAGGTAAGTATATTAAATTTGGTGATTTTTATGATATTCCGGACGAATGTAATATTTACCGTACTCTTACAGGAAAAATATTTAAAGAGGTGTGTCATCAATTAAGATACTTCTACAGTAAAAACGATTCTATTCAGGAATATTTGAAAAAATATCCCATTTCACTTGATGATTTGCTACTCACGTTATGTAATTGGTGTGAACCAGCCCATCTTGGAAGCCCATATCGTAACTCTGCCTGTAAACGTATTAATATGCTATTGCGTTGGATGGTTCGTAAAGATGAAATAGATTTAGGAGTATGGCAAACTGGCTTAATTAAGCCGAAGAACCTATATGCTATTATGGACACCCATGTTGCACAACAAGCACAACGTATGGGACTTATATCTTATCCTAAAGAAAGCTGGAAGGCCGTTATGGAACTCACTCATGTTTACCGTCAATGGGATGCAGAGGATCCATTAAAATATGACTTTATATTAATGACAAAAAACTTGAAATAAAATGATTGTTATTCTTTTAATTATTGTATTGTCGCTTGTGTCAATTGCGGCTATAACCATTGTAGTTGCACAGAATACAGCCTGTAAAGATTGTCCTTTTAAGCGGACATGCGATGAATTGTTGAGCCAAAATCAACTTAACTTGTGCCAACAAAATAATATGCCAAGTCAAAACGAAGAGAAATAATAAATTGATGTATAACGAACTAATTTAATAAAAGTATGGATATAGAAAATAAAAACAGGGTTTCTGTAGAAGATATGAGAACATGTTATGCTGAAAGATTTCCGTATGCACCCAATAATCAACGCATAGGACGATTTGCAAAACAAATAGGTTTCCGTCTTACCAAACAGATGGTTAAAGGGCAGATTATTAGTTTTTACATAAAAGATAATACAGGCAAATGAGTACGTTTTCTGATAAATTTGATAACCGCTGGAAGTGCATACCATATTCGATGAGTACGTTGACAACCGGTAATGGATTTGCAATCCTTTTCCATTTGTTACGAAGAGGGCATACTGAAAATGACATAACAACATGCTCTATATCTAAAAAAACACTAGCCGATCTTATTGGTGTATCTTCTAGTACGGTTCTTCGTGCAATTAAAAATCTGGAACAATTAAACCTTATTGAAGTTGTTTTTAATCAAGGGAATATTTCTACTTTTTCAATAAATTGGGAAGAAATACAGAAAATACATAGGGTTAGTATGCAGCTATCGGACAAAGGATGGTTAGCATTAAGAGAGGTCTGCTCTGAAAATGGCGTTAAGCCATTATCTTCTATTTCCGATAAGGTAATAGAAATGTTAATAGAGAAATTTCCCTATACCCGTACCAATATGATATGGGACCCGTGTCAATATGACACTACCCCATATCATAATGACACGACCCCATATCATAATGATACTACCCCATGTCAATATGATATGGGTACCCCTGAAAATGTTGTTTTTTCACCCGACCCATGTCATATTGGTACGGGTCAAAGCGTAACCCATGTCAATATGGAACGGGTCGGCGAATCTATTGAAGATGGTATAGTAAACGCATCTAAAACTAAGACCACCCATATCAATTTGGAACGGGACCCGTGTCATATTGACACTACCCCATATCATAATGATACTACCCCGTGTCATAATGATACTACCCCGTGTCATAATGACACACAGAATAAGATATATATAGATATAGAGAATAAAGAGAATCATAACGAACGAAGTGAGTTTAATAAAGAAACTGATATGAAAATTTTGGAATGGTTCAATTCTCGTGATTTATCTTTTCCAGATCTTTCTTCTTCTGATTTTGAAACCATCATTAACCTTCCAGATTTTGCCGATAATGATTTTGATATGGCAATAAGAGAAGTTTGGGGATATTTGCAATATGATGAAGACTCTCCAGGTAATTACATTCCAGCTGAATATTTCAAAGATATTCTTTACCGTGCTTGGAATGATTTAAAAACTATCAATCCAGATTTCTCTCTTTCGGAACAAGACATGAAGAATATTTTTGGATTCGATGTTGAGATGCAGAATGGAGAACCTGTATGCTATGTGACTCCCAGTAAAATTAAAAACATCAATCAATCTCCTTCATCTTCCAGAAAAATTAAACGGAAGGGAGTAGGGGACCGAACCTCCAGATTAATATTTCTTGAATCTATCCGGCAAGTCGCCGAAAAAGATACGAACATGTTAACAGATGCCGAATATGCAATATGGCTTATGATTGAGTTCGTGAAAGAACGGGAGAGTAATCAGCAACCTCGTCCATCGGAAGTGACAAAAGCAGTTTATGAAGATTTGCTTAAACGTTTCTCAAACGAATCGAAGGTACCTGTGGAAGATTTGAGAACCCTCTGGAAAGAACTTCCTCAAAAAAATACAGTTAAACTTCATCCTCAACAGTTATCAGTCGATAAGATTATAAACTATAACGTGCAGGTAAATCAGGCAAGTGATGTGGAGGAGCTTTATAACAAAAAGATGGCAGAACAACCATGAATCTTTCTGCCACCTTCCAGAATCCTTTTCTTTAGCCGGGCTTGATTATTTTATTTCGGGTTCGGCTAAGAAGTTTCTTCTAATTTCTATTTCTTCAGACAGTATTCTAATCGCATCTTTCTCTTTCCGGAAATAATTGCCTGCCAGATAACGTTTATTGCTTGTTACAGTTCCTTTTTCCACATCTGAAGTAACTTGCATCTTATCCGTAATATACCAGTATCGTTCTCCTGTAGCTACTTTCATGTTCAAAGGCTCAATGCGTTTTAAAAAATGATTCCATGTCTTACCAACCTTAGCCAATTCTACATCCAGAGCTTTTCTTTGATAATCTGCTGGCTTGAAAGTTGTAAACGAGAAATCATCTGTTTTCCCCAGATACTCGTTCATGCTGTATTTAACCGGTTCCCCTTTGATAACATAACAATACATAACGATGTCTCCAGAGGATTTATCTGCAAGTCTTACGACTCCATATCCTTCTTGACCTGTTTTATGGTTATGGAAGCATACTAAATCACATGATTTGGGAATATATTTATCGCTTATTACGAAAAATGGGTTGCCAAATTCTTTTCCTTGTTTATCTAAAATTGAATAGAGGCGATTTAAGGCGTTTTCTCCAGCTGGGGTTATAATGTCTACAGGTATTGTTATTTTGTCGGAATTAGGCGTGTTTCCGTCAATTCTAAGGCATATTAAAACAGTATTCACATTCCCTTCTTGTATCAAACCTATAGAATCGTTCCATTTTACTGCATCTCCAGCTCCAAATCCTTTGTCAAACCAGTTAGCAAATGTAGCGTAATCGAGAGATTCAGGATCGTCTGAATAACTGGAAGGTACATGCAGCTTAATATTATATTCTGTTTTGCAATAAGAACTGATTCCTTTAAAATCAATTTCAGACTTATATTTTCTTTTTCTTAGAAAATGCTCTACTTGTTTTTTAGTTTTCATATTTGGATAAAATAATCAATTGTTAGGCAAATGTAATATGATTTTTTGATAAACATCAATTTGGATATAAAAATTTAGCTTAATTACCACAAAACGAGACTGAAAAAATAGATGACTGAAAAAAATCAGAAAACTTATATATTGAATTTTTATATCGTTGTCAATTTGAATATATTGGAGAATAATTATTTCTCTGTACTAGAAAAATAAAGTTAATAAATTGATGCTGGGATAATTACAAAATCTCTACTTCCAGATTCGATATATTATAAAATTAATGTTAGAAATTGGAGATAATTTTATTGTATTGAATAATGTGGTCTGGAAGAGAATTGGCTTTTCATACTATGATCGACTTTTGAAAAAACGAGATTGAAAAATTAGGTCGGATTATATATACGGTATTCGCTCTAAAGTTAACCGGCTCTGCCTTCTTTTTTTTCATATTTTTGCTGTTATATTTCTATAAATCAGCCGATTATATTGTTTCACTAATATGCAAAAGTGAAACAAATGCGCTTTTGTCCTTTGTTTTGCCTATTCTTTTGCTTTTGATACTCTTTTGAAATAATTACAAATTTATCCTTTTGTGTATGTGATTTGTTCCCGTTCCTTTTTGCATCCAGGTAACAATATCTCGCGCGCGTATATGTGTGCGCATGTGTGTCACGATTTGCCATAATAAGTAACCCCGCACACACGCGCACGTGTTGGAGTGCTTATCTTATTGATTCTCAATTACTTATAAATCTGATTGTTTTGTTTATGTTTTTATATATCTGAAAATCAGATATTTATAAATTATTTTAGTCTTAAAATGAAAGTTTTTTGCGGTTTTGTTTGTGTATATCAAATAAGTGTCATATCTTTGCAGCGTCAAGTTAAGGAAATACCTAAATACTTGATAGAGTTCTTTTGTAGTCTGTTTACATTGTATTGAGTTTAGCGTTATTTGTTATTGTGGCTTAAACTGATACGTTACATAACAATACAATGTTTGCCACATTCAGAATATAAAACATTAATGCAAAGGTTAATAACAAACCTAAAGTTATTCATTTAGACCGCTTGCACCCGTAAAAGCAAGAGCGAAAGGTTTTTAAATGTGCGTTCTTTGACATATTGAAAGTAGGTTTTATAACTTTGAAAGTACAAAACTATCAAAGTATGTACTATTTACGGTTATCTGAAAGTATGATTTTCAAATAATTAGTTTAATGGTTAGTAGTTTAGTTACCGAAAGTAAAAGAAAGTAAACAAGTAGTTACAAACAATTGAAAGCGAAAAACTGAAAGCAAATATACATTTGTCGTATGAATGTAGCAAGTAAGCGAAAAGCAAGTAAAAAGCAAGTAAAAGGCTATTTATTAGTAAGTTATTAGTAGTTGATAGCTAAACAAAAGCGTTAAACAGGTACAAAGGTAGATAAACGGGCGTAAATTATCAAAGTAGGTTATTTAGTTGTTAAATAGCTTATACAATTTTATCCGAAAAGTTCGCCGCAATAAATTGTTATTCACAATTTTAGCGAATTGTTTAGTAGTAGTAAAAGTTATAAGTAGCAGAAACCAAAAAAGCGAAATATTATAAGTTTGCGAAAATAATAAAGTAGTTATCTGTCAACTAGTTATTAGTTGGCGGTGTAGTTAGTATGTTCAATCCTACAAACAAAGCACTGAATTTAAACAAGTTTTACAACAAGTTTGTAAAATTCAGTGGGCGTGCTATGTGGTACCTAAAGCGTGCGTAATGGTGCGTTATGCGCAAAGCGAATTTGCGGCTCACTACAATTTTATAAACTAATTGTTGAATTTAAAACAGTAAATTATGGAAAACTTTGTAAAAACTTCGTTTGAACTCGTGAATGGTAATGTAGTAGCCGGTACAAAATTGATGGCTCGTAGTCTGGTACTTGTGAATGACAATGGCGCTATGTACAACATAACGGCCAAAGTGAGAAATACCGATAAGTTTTCGGTTATCCGGGCATTGACAAAAGCCGTACTTGTATCAATGCGTGAAGCTATTAGACTGAATTCAACGGATGCAGCTCAGGAAAGTAAGAAACGTGTGGCTAACAAAATCATTCCGGCCTTATCGTGCCATATTGTTATGGTAACTGATAAGAACGGCGACATCATTCCGGGTTCTGGACTGTCTGTAAGGGACGGTGAGAAAGATACGAACAAGTTGCGTGATGTTGTTCGTATTACAAGGGGTATGCCTATTTACAAACTTGTTGTAGAACAGGGATTAGATTGGTCTGAAGAAACTGTTGTGAGCGCGTTAAACGCGTTTGTAACTGCAACAATCGAGCAAATGGACTATATTAAAAATCTTGATGAAGCGCTTGGCAAAGCGGCGGACTCTAACGAAAGTGAAGAGAAAAAGGCTGAGAACGAGAGAAAGCAGGCTGAAAAGAAAAAGAATGCGGCAAAGATGAAGAAGTTCTATAAAACGCTTGGCCTAGATGAAAATGCCACAGCGGATGAGGTGAAAAATGCGTTCCGTGAAGCTGCTTTGAAACATCATCCTGATAAGGGCGGAGATGCAGAAAAGTTCAAAGCCATAAACGAAGCGTATAACGCCATCAAGGACGAAATGAAATTTGCTGCATAAAACGTGTATTTGTTAAAAAAATCAGTGCGACATACTTCGTGAAAGCGTGGAATGTCGCACTTTTTGGTGCTACACTGAGAAAGTGTCGGAAAGCGTGGTAAGCATGTGAGTAGCCGCACAAAGACCCCTATTTCGTTAGGGCGGCAAAAGCGTGGTACATCTAAGCGCAAGAGGGTTCGACTCCCTTACACCAGCTCAATCAAAATATATTCAGATGCCAAAATTAGCAGATTTATTATGTCAGAGCGTGAACAATAGTAGCGACTTTGACAGTGCGTGGTATGTACGTTTTGCATACAACCTGCACATGGACGTGTCAAGAGCGCAAAAATTATTCAGTGATTATGGCTTAGGTTATATCTATGCTTCAACAGGATTTGTAATGCCTGATACTCCACACCTGAGACGCAAGATGGTGGCTAATTTTGGAGCATGTGTAGTGGTTACTTCTGATGGTGATATGTGGATTCGCACGCCTGAACACATAGGTGCAAGAAATCGTAAAAAGGCAAAGCACTTGGATAATGCAAAGCGTAGAGAAATACGAAAAAACGAAGAACTTTTTCGTGAGGAAAAGCGCCTTAATCGCTTGTTTAAAGAGGGACAAACTAGCCCATCTCCTAAACGTGGTGGAAAAGCTAATAGCCACGATGACATAGGACGATATATAAGCATTCCTGAAGTGCGCATGGAAAACATGGAACCTAGAAATATTAACAAGTTTGTACAGATTAGAATTCATATTTGATTTGGAACAAGACTGTGATAATGGCATGTGCTCTTAAAAGTGCGTGCCATTTTTGTATCCTGCAAAATATCAAAAAACATGAAGGAGCTGAAAGAACTGAAAGTTGGTGATTTTTTTAAGTTGAAACCAACCGGCAGAGTGTATGTGCGTGGAGAGTATGTGCGTTCATTGAAACGTTATTCGTACTATGATTTTGATGACGTGTGTAGAGAACATTTTGCTAAAGGGAGTAAACGTGTAATTGTAAATTTTGAATTTTAAATAACAAAACTGATAAGATATGAAACGAGCAAGAATCCAAAGAACGAGCGTGAAAATCATTTCTACCTCTTGTGCAAGTGTGACATTTTATTTGCCTAAATCTCAAAATGTTACTGTGAAGCGGAAAACTGTGTATGATTTATTTAAAGCGTAAATCTATGAAGAAGTATGTTGTGGTATATAAGCGGAAAAAGTATATCAAAGTAGCTACTGCAATTGGTAGTAAATTCTATAGAATCTTGGTAGCTATATGCCTGTTGTTTTCCTGTATTGCAATAAATGCCAAAACTATACGGGTATTTACAGGAAATATACAGCGCGTGGAGAAGACTGTGAGGATAGATGGAAACACTTATTTTCTAACATTGAAAGATGGTACTATGTACCAACTAGAGGATGAGAAGCAATATAGTATTGTACTGGAGAGTTGGAAATATTTCAAGTTTATAATGATTGATGTGAAAGATAATGGTAAAAAAGAATGATATAGCCAGTTTCTTCTACTATATGTGGAATTGCTGGGATGAGCACGAATGTGCTGTTGCTTTTGAAAAAGCCGAATGTGGATGGAGACATTTATGGAACAAGTGGCGTGAATATAATAGTCAAAATGGTCATTATGGAGCGGTAGAAGAATTTTTTGCCAATTTGGATGACAGGAATCAGAACTTACTTGTAGAGCGTGCACTGGAAATGTACAGCGGTAAAAAACGTATCAAATGAAAAAGATATTCAAAGTAATCGTGGGATGTGTTATTGTTATACTAACATTAAAAGCTTGCCGCTTGAATTATGTGTGCGATGTAGTCGATAGCATCCCAAAAGAAATCCGAGAGCGCATAATTACAGAGCATCCCGAATGTGCCAATATTGATTTGTTGGTGAAATTCTGGGAGACTAAAGGAGATTCCCTTGTTTCTGAAATTGTTCAGGAACAAATATATGACTGTGAACTTACCGAGTATTTGAAACTCCATCCTGAAGAGAACAATTAATATCAAGACAATAATGGAAACAAAAGTGTGTAAAGAATGTGGTCAGAGTTTGCCCAAATCAAATTTTTCTAAGAACAAGGCAACCAAAGATGGATTGGCAAACTATTGTAAGAAGTGTGACAAAGAAAGAAGACGCAAATCCAGTGGGGGCATAACTCAACAAGGAATAAAAGCTACTCTGAAAATGTCTGACTTTGATGACAACATGTTGTTTGCTGAATTGCGTAGACGTGGATATACTGGAGAACTTCGATATTCAAAAGTTATAAATGTATGAGTGTTAATGGCTACGTAAGTGGATATTATGCTACGGTTAAATTAACCTCCCTTTTAAGTGGTGGCGATGATACAGAACTTATATCGGAAATTATTAAAACTTTCCGTAGAATAAAAGATGTGCCGGAAAACCTTATAATTGCCATACTTGAATATCGCGGCTATACTGGTGAACTTAGATATTTTTACCCTACCGGACCACGGATTGTAAGAGATAAGAAAGGAACAACGAGTTTAATATATTAAAGTGGAAGGATATGATACCAGAAATTATCGAACAAATGCGCAAAGAGTTATACGATACTAAATTGTGCATCTCTGATTTCGAGAAGTATGATTTGAAAACTCTTGAAAAGACTGATGAACCATTTTTTTGGTTAGTGCGCACACACGGAACACATCTGTGTTTTATTGGCCCCAGTGTAGAAAGTCTTTTTTCGTCAGAAAGTAACCGATTTGCAATTATGAAAGATTCTCTTGCGATAATAGCAAGTATTGTTTATTGGGACGATTTGGACTATAATAAGTATTTTTATTGGGATGGAGCACAACTTCAAAAAATATCTAAAGATAAGATTGTTTCAATATTCAATAATATCTGGGGAGGCCGGATACATCAACTTTCCATTCAATACCCTGAAGAGTATGCAGCCATAAACAAACCATTGGAATTAAAAATGTCCCCAGAAATATCAGAGCGTGTAAAAGAGGTCAAGAATATTGCTTCGGAATTGCAAGATTCAAGTTTTGAAGATTGCTTGAAAAGTCTACAAAAATGGGTGAGATTTGCCGTTAACCAACATATTGAAATATACGGTGATTTTGCGAAAAATAGCTTTGGATTCTCTGAGGTGGTAAATGGCGAACGCAAAATTTGCGGTGGGATAATTATGTCCCCAAATGCGACTGAAAGACGTTGGAGTATTCATACATAAAACTATTGTAATATGAAGTATTCAGTAAATCCTAATCTCAATGCTGTTATGAATAGTATTGAGACACAATTATTATCCAAAGGAAGGGATAAGCAAGAGAGTCTTCAAATTATTAAGAGGTATATAAAATCATTTCCTAAAGAACCAGATTATAACTTGGCACAACATGGAGGTATGCTTGTTTCCCCTTATGATGTGAGAGAATTGAATATTAAATGCGGTTATAGTGCTGTTGTTCAAAACAAGATCTCTGATGGGAGAGTCTGGAATGAATACTTGCTGCGGGTAGGAAGAGTTGCAAAGGAACTTTTAAAAGCAAACGAACTATGAAAGTTATATCAGAAATTTCACTTCGAGATTTCAAATTTTGGAGTGGGGGTGAGGACCGGGCAAAGAACTGTACCGATGAACAACTGGATAAAATTGAATCCATAATGGAAAGTGATGCTCCTGAAAGTGGTTGGACCGATGATGACATAAATAATTTCTTTTGGTTTGACTTTGATACAATCGCAGCCTGGCTTGGATATAAGGACGAAAAACATTTTGATGCAGGCGTTAACGAAGATGATGTGAAAGAAGCGCAAGATTGGTTTGATGGTATCACAGACACCGAAGATATGATTAATATAGCCAGCCTTGACAGAGAAGACTATATTTCTACAGATGAAGATGGGGAAGAAGAATTTGATGAAGATCTTGTTTACTATGACTTTTCAAATTGGTGGTACAATATGGATGATATTGAACAAGTGAGAGAATATCGTAAGCGCAACTAAAGTGTTATGGTAGAAATCCGGGTTCGATTCCCGGAACACTACATATATTTGTTGTTTCCATGTGTGTTGTTCGACATGTTTTTGTTTGAAGGGTGGCGTGATCAGAATGTTATTGTTCTGGTTGCGCCTTTCCCTTTAAAGTTAAAGCGAGTTAATATTCAAAAAGTGGACAACTATGGACACCATCAAAAAACTATTCGATAATAAAAACAAAAGGAAATATGCAAAAGGAATTGTTAGAAATAGAATTTCGTTATCATGACAGACCGATAGGTAGCTGCCCAGCTACTTCTTGTAGTAAGACAATTGCCATAGGTATATTTGATACTTTGGAAGAAGCAGTCAAAGCTGGTAATGAAACATTGAAGGTGTTGTCAGAACATTTCCAAGTAAGATCAGATGACCGATTTAAAGTTCGTGGTTTGTTTGGCACTCCAGATAGACTTGTAACAAATTGTTGTTATACAACTAAAGGGATTGCATATTTTGCAAGGATTACTCCTCTAAAATTTGATGATCTCTCTGAAACTATAGCAGAGACATTTAAAGCATACGATAGATACAGACAATATAGACGTGAACAAGAAAGCGATGAATAATATGGATGTAATAGTCTTAAATCACAAAAACAAAGTGTCTTTGCAGGTACAGCATGTGGATATTGGTAGTTCTATTGATTTGCATTTTCCAAACGAGAATCAATCATTTGATGCTTTTCAGAAACTTCGTGAAATAGGCGTGAGATGTTTCCATGCTGGTAAAAATGCTCCTTGTGGAGCTTCTGTAATGATGTATTCTTATGGTAATGATAATCTTCAACTTCAAATAAAGTAGTAAAATGGAAGAAAAGAAGTATATAAATATTGATAATATGGCGACACGCCTTTGTCAAATTCTCAAAGATGCACGTGAAAGCATGGTTGATGATAAAAATAAGGATTTTATCATGGAGAACTTTTCGGATAAGCATCTGGAAGATAAGAGCAATGAAATGGCTTGGCAGTTTAATTCTGATATGAAGAAATACCTGCATAATCCGGACCATAGGATCTGTGGTAATTTCAATAACATTGATTATGACTATCCTTATCATATTTATGGAGAGGTTACATATGATACGCCTCTTGTAAATGCTATGATCGCTAGATTAGATGCCGATGAAGACAGCGAACAAGCTAATGAGGACCGGGACTTTCTTGTTGACTGGTTCTTTGAAACTTTTGGTACACACGGAATATCTTATAATTTCCAGTCAGATATATCAGAATACCTTTATATGGAGTTTGAAAACCAACAATCTTAAATCAATGAAACAATGGTACTCAATATAGTAAAAAATGGTACAGATTCTTCAAGCATTTTAGAATGCGTGAGAAAAACTTTCAATAGTTCTAAGGTAAATATTAAAACAGACTATGAAATATCTGTTGATATTGAAGTAGTTAGCGAGGGTGGGGTTGCACAGTTTGGAAGGACTAAAAGAACTGGAATATTATTTTAGAGACTATGACATCAGGGTTTGGTAATTTTAAGTGGTCAAGAAATGAACGGAGAACAGATAATACCGCCAATTACTGATCCATTAGGGAAACATTGGCAACAACCTCACAGAAGATTTATTGAATTGGACGATACCTATGCACTTATGAGCGAACAAACGTTTAAGGGGCTGAAAGAATATTCGACTTCAATACCTACAGGAAGATATGAAGGTAAAATGTGGAAAGGATTTATAAAAGGGGAATGGTATCTTGTATGGCTTGCTCCTGACACAAATCACAACTTACTTCGTATAGAAAAAAGGATAATATTAATAGTATAAAACAGAATAGATATGAAGAAATATAGGGTATATGACTACTACGGACACAACGTAGCTGTATTTTTTGAAGAAAAAGATGCATCAGACTATTGTAATTGGAAAAACTCTTATATAGGATGGAAATGCTACGCGTATAAACTTGCAATTGATTAACTAATAACAGAATAAAAAATGAATATGATATTATTTGAAAATCCACCTACGGTCTATTTTGAAAGAATAGAAGACTATGAAGAGAAATCGACTCCGTGGAGACGGGTTCCTCCTACATATAAAGGTTCGTCCACTAAAAGTGGGCGCAATAAGAAACAAATAAGAAGAGATCGTAAACGTAATAAGAAAAGATAGTTATGCCGCATTTAAGTTCAATGGGAAATCAAAAGCTTTATAGAATTGTCATTGATGTTCAGTACGGAGACATGCTGGACGAATGTGATAAACTATACGATGGTAAAGGGTATGGAACTGTTTTTACCGATGCGAATGGAGAAGCTGTTATTGATTATCTGAAGCAATGGGATAGCGATGAATGGACTGACGATGATATTCGCAGCGAAGAACCAAGGTGGGTGAATAATGGCACTGATTCCGTACATCAAAAGGATGGATACACCCTTATTTACAACTCAACTATTGGTGGTGTATATATGCTGTATCGTGAAGCAAATGATGCTGAAATAGAATGGTATAATAAGTTAAACTAATTGTGAAGTTATATGAAAACATTAAAATCATTCAACCAAGAGTACATTGAGAAAGCCAAAAAGCTAATCCATGAAATCCTTGAAGATAAAAAAGAGTACGATGACTGGACTCAAATCTGTTTTTCCATGCAAAATGCAGTACAAGCTGCGGCTAATATATGGGGCGCATCTTCTGATGAACAAATATATAAAATGAAGGGTTTTGTAACAGAAATGGTTCTTACTGAACTTTCAAATCTCCGACAATTTGATATATCCTTCAAGAAGAAGGGAGCAGAAAAGAAAAAGTCATTAGACACATTGTATTGCTCAAAATGTGGAAGCAGTGATGTTGAAGAGAGGGTATGGGTAAATCCAAACACAGATGAAATCAGCTATAATGATTCAGTTGAGGAAGAAGATTGCTGGTGTGGCATTTGTGAAGAGCATGTAGAATTATGCACCCTTTCAGAATTATGGGAAATGTTTGGAGACATCCCGGTCAATAACGATGATGAGATTGAAGAAGACTTTCTCAACTTCTCGGCCGGAACCTTAAAGATTGGTGTCTGGCATTGGTTTGATGAACGATGTCCTAACAATTTACACGATGATTTAATGTATCCTAAAAACGATGCCGTATAAATCAGAAAAGATTCGTATCGCTGGAACCCAATATGATAGACGAATAAAGCTCACTCCAGACCAAAAAGAATATATAAAATGGTTGAGAGAAAAGCAATTAATCAGTTACTCTAAACTTGCTAAAATATTTGGAGTGAGCAAGCGTCCTATTCAATTTATTTGTTGCCCAGACAAATATTTGAAAAATAAAGAGAGTTTAAAACAGCGTAAAGCAGAAGGGCGATACAAACCTACAAAAGCAGAATGGGCAGCAACAATTCGTGAGCATAGGAGATATAAGGAACAACTCAAAAAGAAAGGAGATATAAAATGAAAGATAAGATTCTTACAATGTTCTTCGACATTAATAGATGGACAAAAGCAATTGAGAAAGGCGTTCTGAAGGATATTCGGAAGAGCGAACTTATCAAACTGACAGAAGAACCAACCAGAATTCGTATGGCAGAAGCTATGTTGAATGGTAAATATCAAATAACACCACCACATATTGCACAAATTCCGAAGGATAACGGAGAGTTTCGTACTGTATATGTCAACGAACCTATTGATCGTATAATCCTAAGCATCGCGAATGATTTGCTATTTGATTTAATGCCAGAGATGATTCATCCTGCTTGTAAATCTTATCAGGTTGGTATTGGTTGTGGTAAAGTGGTTTTGGAAGTAAGTCACACAATTGTTAACATGAAAAGTGATGGTTATGTGGGCTGGAAGTCTGATTTAAGTAAATATTTCGATTCTGTTCCTATCCAGTTTATTGACGCAGCCTTTGATAAAGTGGAAGCTAAGTGTGGTCATTCTGTGTTAATTGATGTATTAAGAAAATACTATCATTGCGGATTGTATTTCGATGAGAACAACGAACTGCATGAGAAATATCAATCACTTAAACAAGGATGCGCAGTAGCAAGCTGGTTAGCCAACGTGTTGCTATATAGCCTAGATGATGAACTGTCCCAATTGAATGGGTTTTACGTAAGGTATTCGGATGATATGTTGTTCGTTGGTCCGGACTATGAAAAAGCTATGACCATTTTACAAAAGAGATTGGCCGAAAAATCAATGAATTTGAATCCCAAGAAAGTAGAGTACCTGACTATGGACAAGTGGTTTAAATTTCTAGGTTTCAGCATTAAGGGAAGTATGATTTCTTTCTCTCCCAATCGTCTTAAAACCTTCCAGAAAGAAATAGAATCAAGAACCATCAGAAAACGTGGTATTACGTTGAAGAAGGCTGTGGGTTCGGTTAACCGATATTTATATAAAGGCAATGGAGAATATAGTTGGGCGACTCAAATTCTTCCAGTATGTAATGTCCGGGGTGATATTAATGAACTGAACAAATTTGTAATGGATTGCCTGAGAGCTGTTGAAACAGGGAAACATAAAGTTGGTGGTCTTGGCTATGTTAAGGATAAGCCGGATGGTTGTGTTGTTAGAGGTATTGGTCGGAACGTAAAGGCTAATCGAAATAAATCTAAAAGTAAAGAAATTGAAGGTTATTTGACAATAGGTTGTATGCAGAATGCTATTTTGACCAGAAGAGCAGCGTACAATACTTTAGTGGCAATGTTGTAACTACAATATGAACACACAGTAAATGAACCCGAGGAACAAGTGTTTAATATCCAGATTATATATTAGGTACCCTGATTCTATCCTTGAAGGATTACATCCTTCAGTATCTACTCCGGGTACCATATAATCATCTGGATTATATCAATGAAGATAAAGAAATGTGTCGATTGTTATGAGGGTTTATAAAGCAGCACAGCAGGCAAGTTCAAGAAGAAAATTTCATATTCTAAAGTATGAACTATTGATCGTTCACCGGAGGTTACAAGGCTGCATAGCCTCTCACCTCAGGTTCTCGATCAGGTCATATTTATAATTATCATGAGAGTAAAGTGATGTGCCATTCATTTGAGGACTTGTAAAATAAGCGAAATACATCGAAGTTATCCAAGGAATATATTTTCACTACTCCGGTAGAAATTATATCCTGGAACCGAAGATTATATCTGTCGGGTCCAGGATAATCCAACCGGATTACATCTATTGGGTAAAGTAATGTATCAGTATTATGAGGATAACTATTTAGCACAGAAATGTAATTCAAGAAATATCATTTATATAGCTGGTTATATATCAGGAAGGACCGAGCACTAATTGTCCTGGTCCGTTCCTGATCACACCAGCTTTAAATCGAATAAGTATAGAAATGTGCCAATATTTTGAGAATTACAACTTATTACTTAACACAAAGTTTACAGTCTAAGATTTAGTAATTTAACATACTGGACAAGATATGATGTCCGCGTGATGACGGTCATCCTATGTATGACCTAGGATTACGCGGGTATCTTACTTGATACAGTATATATCATAAGCATATAGACATGTGTCACGCTAAATGAGGGCTGTTTAATAAGTAACACAACTTTCATTTATACAAGAACCTTGCGTTTAACGACTATCCGACAATTACGCCGGCATCTACGGTTTTATAAACCTTTATTCCGGCGTATTCTGGATGTTAATATCAGGCTTTTAAAGAAATGTGTCAAAGGTTTGAGTATGAAATCAAAAGTAAACATTATGAAAAATATTTATCAAGAATCAATACAGGCTGTAGAGAACGGAACCAAGTTTAAAGTAGATTTTAAAACACGAAGTTTCAAACTTAATGGCCAATATATTATACAGAATTCGCAGTATGAGGGAGACTTAGGTGTGGAATTATGCGCTTCTCTTGATGAGTTTCTGTCTAATGTAGAGCATTTATATACTCGATATAAACATTCTATTCCATCAACAATGAGTGAATGTAAAAGCCGAAAATACTTTAAGGCTTTGTCTGATAAAGATTTGGAGGATGAAGACATGTTGTTTGGAGTTGGTCGAGATATAGCACAAGTCGAATTGGAATTATATATTCTCTGTCAAATAATATTGGGTATAGGTTGGGACGCTAATAAAATGGGTAAATGGTTTTGGCAAAGCAACAAAGACAGAGATTTAGTAATTCTCAAAAACTGGATTACAGTAGAGAGATAAATAATCAGACTAAAAATTAAATTATTAATAAGTTATGAAACAGTTAAAATTTGAATGTCCTGAGTGTGGTACCGAGTTTACGCTTACAGCTAATCAAACCAAAGCTAAGGAGCGTATTGAAGCTTTAAAGAAAGCTGGTGTTGATGTTAGTGAGCTTTTTGCAATGCAAAGTGCAGATGGTTTGGAGTTTATAGCTTCAAAAAGAGATGGTGTCATTAGTATCTTGGAAGAAGATGATCCAATCTTCCAGGCCATTATAATTCAAGGCACAATTCCTAATCGGCGATTATTCAGACGTTGGGTAATGGCACAGATGTTCCGCATAATTTATATAACTACCAATACCCACGGTGCTTATAAGCCGATTGGAGTTTCAGAGGTGATTCGTAATATGGGATATGAATATCAGTGGAAGATGCTAAATAACGAGTTGTACGCCCAGCACAAAATGATGCAGAATGGTGATGTCGATAATTTCAGAGATCGAAATCGCTGGTTCAACAAAAGAGTGGTATTAGATATGGCAAAAGACTATATCGAGAAACTCAAAAAGAGATTTGAGAAGTTGAAATTGAGAAAATGTAAAGGGGTACCGTATAAACGTATCAACAGCCAAAACATTTTCGTTGATGATTTTAATAAAAAAGTAATCAAGCCATTGTTGTTTGCAGTACATAAAATACAACATGCCGAAAACACTTATGAACTTTGGCATTCGGTGCAGGAGTTCAATAAAAGGCGTATCAAAATGCATTGGGATACTCCTCAAAATGCAGCATGGCTAGATGCTTACAAAGGAGCTGGAGCGTTCTTTACAATGCAGAACATGATTCGTTTTCATAATTGCGTTATCATTGATGACAATGGAAAAACATTAAGTAAAAACGCGTCCCTTGCTTTTTTGAATAAGAAGGCAAAGTTGTACGAGAATAGAGAAGGTTGGCGTTTGATTGGTATGTTGAAGAAAACGCTGGATGACAACAACATTGATGTGGTTGCTAAAATGAAGGAATGGCGTAAATAACTTAATCAGGGCAGTTTTCATAAACCAGTTTAGGTACATTTCCTCTGGTTTATGAAAATAAAATTAGAAAGATTGATTATGAGAAACGATATAATATTCAAACGTTCCGTCCAATTTCGGGACCAAAATAAAAACAGTTGGACTGTAGATTTTGAGGTTTATAAAGAAGAATCTACTCGTATAAACCGTGAAACATTGCAAAAATTTAAACAAAGTTTCAGCGTTTCGGTATGTGGGGCTGGTGGTATGAGTGCTGGGCAATGCTACGATCATATAAATCCTCGTACAGAAGGACAAAAGAAACTTTTGGAATTTTGGAACAAATATCATCTAGGTGGTATGTCTGTCGGTACAGTTCGTCAAGATGAATATTTAAACGGTGAGCAATATGTTAACGACTACAATTACTTTGTGGAGTTGTTTAAAACATATAATGAGCATTACCGTGAACAGTTTGATGATATTTCTTTTCAGATTCTTGTTAAGAATTTTAATATTAGTGACGCGGCTATAATACAGGTGAGAAATGTGCTTTATGAGAAAATGAGGAATAATCCCATTCAATATATCCTTGGATTGTCAAACAAATACTTCCATACATCTTCAGACTACAACGTAAAATGTTTCTTTCTTGCTATAAAAGGCTTATATGTAGATAATGGATATAAATATGGTAATGGCAGGTTATACAGTCCGCTTCCAGATAATATTGAAGAGATCATAAATAATATTTGTGACCTTGTTGAAGAAGAAGAAACTGCGTTAACAGAAGAACTGGAAGCGGTTTTTGACATGGGTAAAGAAGGGTTTATTGCCACAAAAGAAATTATCCAGCAAGTAATGGATTTACGCGAATGTGACGAAAATGAAGCCAAACGATTTGTAGCTCTGGGAGTACATTTGGGATGTACATTCGGTGATTTGAATGATACATTTGAAGAATGTTCCTATGGCGAACAACTATACCGTGCAAATGGTATTGATTATTATATTGGTACAGAAGATGAACTAACTAATATAGCTAGTGATAGAGTACATAATGATGATGAATACGAGTATTTATGGCGTGAATCTGTGGCGGCTCAAAGAACTACTGATTCGTTGAGTGATTGGTTGGATTTAATCATAAGTGAGGATGGTTGGTGCTCAGTACTTAATTCTTGGGATGGACGGTATGAAGAATATAAAATTGCCGGAGAATATATTTGTGTTTGTAGGTCATAAAATATTGAATTATCATGGAATATATGGAACATTCTAATTTTTACGCCATGTGTGACAAAATTAGAAAAATGGAAGCTAGAGAATTACATTTAGCATTGGAAGCTCATGGTGGCGAATTTGTCTGGATTGATGATGAAAATGATGAGGAAGAATTATATAACCCGCCTATAATCCTGGTCAACCTGAATGACGGTCCTATGGATGTTGTGGTTCATAAGGTGTGGTTGGATGACGGATGTATTGAATTATTGGCTTTTGATAATGAATGGGACAACCAGGTGGACATTGAACTGGAAGATATTGCTCCCGGTCATCTTGCATATCTTATAGAACACATGCCTGTCACAGACAAGGTAAAATCAGTGGCAATAAATGATGATTAATATGGGGCACAAAAAGACGATTGATTATTGGAGACACCCGACCAAAAGGGAAATCAAGTTCGGTGAGGGAGCTATTCATTGGTTAACAGTGGATATTGAGAAAGTTCAGAAGCCAGACGGAAGTTTGAAAAAATGGTTTATTCATACAGACGGACTAAGGTACAATCGACCATAGTTAAAGTGATGTCTGTAAAGCAAAGGCTGTTCTAACAAAATAGAGCAGCCTTTTGTGTTAAACAATGGTTAAAGTGGACAACTATTCACACCATATAAAACTATAAAATCTATTCACATTAAAACAGTAATAATTATGCCATTGAAAATTGAGAATATCAAGTTGGCAGGAACCAAGTTTGATGGTCGCGCTAAGTTGTCCCCAGAACAACGTCAGGCTATTCAGATTTTGTCCCGTGAAGGATATAGCCAAAGAAGACTGGCCGCTATGTTCAATGTTAGTAAGCGGCTTATACAATCTATACTATCTCCTCCCGTTCGTAAGCACTCTAAACAATATCCAACAGAATATTGGACAGAGTTAAAACGGAAGTATCGAAAAAAGAAAATTGATTTATACAAAAATGGAAAGATCAAATTTAATAACAAGCTGAAAAATAAATGAAACGCAAGCGTATCAAGTATGTAGCTAACATTGATTTTGACTATCGTTCAATTACTGATGCAAAGCAACATATAAAAATATTCTTGAAATCGCTTCTTTCGCAAATAGGGTTACAACCAGGAATAGACTATATCGTAACAGCTAATCATTTGCGAATTAGACATGTGAAAAATATTACAGGAAAAATAACTACCACACTTAAAGAGATATTTCCAATATTCAATTTTTATTGGAAGACTCCAAGACTATTGGTGTGGTTCTAAAATCAATATTTAATAATAATTTACAAGTATGGAAAAGTATTTTATTTCGGTTTTAGGAGCCGACAAGAAACAGTATGAAATCGCAGATTTCATAGCAAGAGGTATGAATTATACTAATGCTATTGGCATTATCGTAACAACAGATTTTATGAGCCGTATTTTGGCGTTTGACACCTGGCAAGAACGATGGGGAAACACCGATAGGGTCTTGACTGAAGAGCAGAATGAGTCCGTTGCTATGCAAACTTTCTCCGGATTTGATCTAACCAAACGTATTGTAGAAGCACAGGTCAATATTGACGGAATGACTGCTGCTAAACGTTGTTGGAATTATCAAAAAGGTGATCTCCAGTGGTATTTGCCTTGTTTGATGGAGCTAGGAGTTCTTCGCGCATATCGTGATGAAATAAACAAAGCAATGGAAGAAATTGGATGTCCCGATGAGTGTTTACTTCCTACAGAAGATTCTGATGAAACTTGGGTTTGGAGTAGCAGTGAGAGCAGTCAGGTCAACAGCTGGTACGTGGGCTTTAGTAATGGCAGCTTCAGCAACAGCGGCAAGAATTACAGTTACATGGTGAGAGCGGTTGCAGCATTTCAGCCCTCGCCGAGCCTGTTGACAGGCGAGGCAAAAAGTAACGACTGTCTGCATAGTGATGAGGTCCTTATAAACATGTTACGTGAACGTGGTTATAAAGGTGAATTGACTAAAACCTTGACTATTTAATATTATTGCCACCCATATTTGATATGGTATGGGTGGCAGAATATTCTTTAACAGCATGGAAACATTTGAAAAGATTATAGAACAATACACACAAAGCGAAGTGTGTATGGGAGAATTGTTAGCTAATATTTCGGCAGATGGTATGTCTATTGAAGATGCTTTTGAATTGTATATAAAAGCTATGAATTATACTGAAAAAGATGAATTTTATCAATTAGCTGACGGAGAAGTGAAACTATTAACAGCTAAGAGTGAAGACGACAAACAGCCTTTAAAACAATTGTTTAATTCGTTAAGCATGTCTTGATATATAAAATTGAATATGAATAAATACTATTTTGTAAATATAGGCGCTGAGGTAATATGGCATCCTGCAAATAGTGACGATCAGAAGGTTATGCAAGTGTGCACATCTGTTCCTCATCCGGTTGAAAATGATACACCAGTTTCTTTAATTTTTACTGATAAAAGAGGAAATATTCAAGTAAAGGCCAGCCAATTAGCTCCAAAGTTAACTGATTTTAATCAAGGATACTGGTGTGCAATTCAAGATGCAATAAGCAGTGGTGTCTCTGATACAACAATTCAGGAGATGCTACATAGTGCTGGGTTTACATATTGGGAATGTTACTGGCATGTACAAAATTCTGATTTTCAGTCAGAAAAACTGTGGGGAATTATTCGTGGAATGTTTTGTCAAAATCCAGATTATATTGATTGGAATGGTGCTGATTATCCAATAAAAACGGTGGTAATATTTGAAAATACTCCTGATGAAGAAGAGGTGACTGTATCTGTAGAACGGTTGGGGAGACAATTATTGGATGATATGGGTAATTGGAGTACACGAGAAGCAGAGTTTGTAGATGGTCGGATTTATTTCTATTTGGATGAAGAGACTTTTAATATGCCTGACATAGATATTGTAGAATACTTAGAGAAACAATGAAATTACTTTATATAGATTTATTTTGTGGTGCCGGTGGGACCAGCACAGGAGTAGAAAAAGCCCGTTTAGAGAATGAACAATGTGCTAAGGTAATAGCATGTGTAAACCATGATAAAAATGCGATTGCAAGTCATGCTGCTAATCATCCGGATGCTCTTCATTTTACAGAAGATATTCGTACATTAAATTTATCTTCTTTAGTTTCCCTTCTACAAAAATGCAGAGCTGAATATCCTGAAGCATTGATAGTTTTATGGGCTTCGTTGGAATGTACAAACTTCTCGAAAGCTAAAGGTGGCCAACCACGAGATGCAGATAGTAGAACACTTGCAGAGCACTTGTTTCGGTATATTGAGGCTATTAACCCAGACTATATTCAAATTGAGAATGTAGAAGAGTTTATGTCATGGGGAGATCTTGATGAATATGGCAAACCTGTTAGTAAAGATAAGGGAAACTCTTATTTAAAATGGATTTCTAAAGTACAGTCCTATGGTTATTATTTTGACCATAGAATCCTTAACGCGGCTGATTATGGAGCGTACACATCTCGAAAACGTTTCTTTGGAATATTTGCTAAAATGGATTTGCCAATTGTCTTTCCAACCCCAACGCACTCTAAAATTCCTGGAATAAACAAAAAACAGTGGAAACCGGTGAAAGATGTGCTAGATTTTGAGGATGAAGGAAAAAGTATTTTTGGAAGGAAGAAACCCTTGGTGGATGCGTCTTTAAACCGTATCTATGCTGGTTTAATCAAATTTGTAGCGGGAGGAAAAGATGCTTTTCTTGTAAAATACAACTCTATGAATCAAGCTGGGAAATATGTAGCCCCTGATATAGAATATCCATGTCCTACTGTAGCTACTCAAAATAGGTTAGGGGTAGCTCACGTAAATTTCTTATCTAAAGCATATAGTGGCGAGCCAATGAGTAAAAATATCAGTGTTGAACAACCGGCTGGTGCTATTACAACAAAAGATCATCATACATTCATCTCTGTACAGTATGGTAATGGGTTTGTTAAAGATGTGAATTCTCCGGCTCCAACATTGACAACAAAAGATCGTTGTGCATTAATTTGTTCTAGTTTTATTGACCAACAATATGGCAACAGTAAACCCGCATCAATGGAGAAGCCTTTAGGATGTATTACAGCAAACCCTAAATATAATCTTGTTAGCTGTAATAGATGGATAATGAACACTAACTTTAAAAATGTAGGAAGTTCTATAAGTGAGCCATCCCAAACCATTACCGCCAATCGCAAATGGCACTATTTAATGAATCCTCAATATTCGTCTCCTGGAGGTTCTGTAGATAAACCTTGTTTTACATTGATAGCAAGGATGGATAAAATGCCACCATATCTTATTGAAGCGTCTGGTGATTGTGAATTGCCATCTTTTATTGTTCCGGTAAACGGATGCTTGATTTATCAAATATATGACAACGATACCGAACCTATGAAGAAGATAAAGGAATTTATGGCCATGTATGGTATCATGGATATTAAGATGCGTATGCTGAAGGTCCCAGAATTAAAAAAGATCATGGGATTTCCCGATGATTATGTTCTTGTTGGCACCCAGGCAGAACAGAAAAAGTATATAGGAAACGCCGTAGAAGTTAATATGGCACGAGTTCTTTGTGAGGCATTATGTAAAATATTAGTAACAACGCAACGTAAGGTTGCATAATTTAACAACAATAATATGGAAAATTTAAAATTTAATGTTGGGGATAATGTGAAAATTGTCTCTAACGATTTGCAACCGGCAATGGTTGGTAAAATTGGTCGAGTAAAGAAAGTGTATCCGTCATTTTCTGAAGATTCAGATAACAATATTCAGCCTTCTTACTTTTATCGCGTTGAAGTTGGAGGAGCTGTTTTAAAGGGAATTGCAGCAAGCAGTGATCTGGAAAAAGTATAGAAAAATGATATGAAAAAATACCGAGTGACGATTGACCTGGATGCTTTTGAAATAGTGGTTTCGGCTAATAATAAAGCCGAAGCCAAAAGAAAAGCTATCGAGAGACTTCAAAGAAAGAAGATCACTTCCCTGATTCGTAAATCTTGGCCTGACAATAAGAAAGAGGTGTATGTTGATGAGGAATAATTTGAGAATCAAAAGGAGATATGAACAAAGATAATATTACAGAGTCTGTGAATACATGGGATAATTTCTATCAAAGTCGTGTCTGTAACGACAGTTATGTGAATGTCTTTTGTAAAAAATATAACCGGTTTATAGAAGAAATAATTATCAATATACAACAAATATCCTACGACCTGAAAGCACCCCTTATCTTAAAAGAGGAAGGATGTGGAATAGGTACTGTAAGCCTTGCTATTTCGCAAATAGGAGAGAGGTTGTTTAATTCTTTTGGATTAACAGGTGCTTCTGATGCAAAGAAAATTTCAAAAGTTATCTTCTCGGACATCAATATTCCTATGTTGGATTTATGTTGCAAGAACACACTCTCAATATCCACGGATAATTATTTAGGAAAAGTCCCATTGTTTTATGTTAAAGAGAATATTTGTGAACCTAAGTTTTTTGAATCATCTACAGTAGTGGTAACACATGGGGTCTTGGAACATTTTTCTGATGTAGATATAACAAGAATCATGTCAACATATAACAATGATAAGGTTTTATTTCAAGCTCATTATGTTCCAACTAGCCAATACACGTCTCCTTCTTTTGGAGACGAACGTTTGCTGCCTATAGATTACTGGATCACATTAGTAAAACCGGATTATTATCTTCTTGATAATGATGGTAAAGATTTGTATATGTTTAAAACTAAATTGGCACCGACAAGAAGATAAGAGAGTCTATAAATAATAAATTTTGAGAACATGGCAACTAATGTTAATAATGCGGAAAGATTAAGAAGCTATTTTCTTTCTCACAAACAAATGGAAAATACTATCAATGTATGTAGAGCACGCCCAAATTGGGACGGTTGTGACTATTGCGACTTATATTCAGGTTCAGGGCTTCCATGTTGGAAGCAAGATGATAAACATAATTGTTGCAAATTAGAGGAAGTCAAAACAAAAAACAAGAATGTATGAAAGAAAAATCAGAAACAAAAGATTTAGCAATGACGCCTAAAGAACAGGAAATGGATTTGCGTAGATGGTGTGTGGAAGTATCGGTAAAAATCTGTGATAAAGAATCCATCATTGAAGTTGCCGAAAAACTATACAAATGGATTACACAATAGAAAATGACGTAAAGTCAGGTAGCAATAGTTGTGCACGCCCTGACTTTAAACATTAGTCTAATTCAAAAACAACATGTCCTTTACCAGCAGCAGCTATGCTAATTAGCTCTGATGTTAATTTGCATCCTGCATTGGTACAAATGAGAGTTACGTTATTTTTTGACACAGCCATAGCAATGTTGATTAGTTCTGAAGTTAGTTTTGATTTACAGTTAATCTTTACACTTCCACCTGCGTTGAGGATGTTGATAATTTCACTAGTTAATTTCATAAACAATAATTTTTTAAATTCGACAGTTGTAAAAGTAGTAATAAAAAACAAAGGGCGCATCCATTTCAGCAATAATTTTAAAATTCGACACTTTATTTTTATTAGGGTGTGCTCTTTAACTAATAAATGTATAGAAATGAAGATAAGAATAGGAAAATCTTTTGATAAAGAAACAAATGAAGTTTTTTATCAGCTACAATTTAAATTGGATGGAGAACGGACCTATAACGCATATTCTTATGATGTTTTTAAAGAGGAATCTGACGCAAAAGAAGCTCTTAACAAACATCTAAACGGTGAACGTGAATACACTTATTGTGTGAGTGTTGAAAAAGTTAAAAGCACAATCAAAGGGAACCGCGTAGATGTGAAAAAAGTATTAGCATTTCATGTTATGTCAGCTAAATCAGATTTACCAGGTTCTCGTATCTGGGTGAAAATTAATTAATAAAAGAATAAATATGAATAAGAATAAGCACAAAAAGAATCAGCCGGATTTGATAAAAAAGGCAAAGTACAATCAATATTTGGCAAAACTGAAATTTTGTGGTATTGGTAAAAGGAATAAACTTACGTTGTCATACGATGAATTTGTAAAGAAGATGCTATGAGTAAGGAAAAACAAATATGGGACTTAGTAAGCCGTATTTTAGATAACTGCGGAGAAGAAAGTGACGGAATATCCATACACGAATCCGAAGATACTGGAAATTATGAACTTCATAGAAAGATTTATACTCATCATGGATATTGCTTTGAATTAACCTGTTACACAGATTGTGATCCGGAAGAAATATCTGATGTAGAAAACGGATGCGTGTATTGTTTCAGCGAACCGTGGGATGGATTCAATGAGGCTGGTATTGACAAAGCTATTGAAATATTAAAAGAGTTAGTTTAATTGGGTATGGGTAAAACAATAGTTAATGAAATCGAGAAATGTACACAATGTCCACATTGTACAATTCTTCCGGACCCAGATCCGTATGATTGGTTTTGTGACGATGACGTAAAACTCTTCTGTGAAAATTAAAAAGGACAGTAGCCGCTGCACTTCGACCCTACGAAAGTGACGAAGTTGATATTCCCAGTGATTGTCCTCTGGAATAAAATATAATAATAAGAAATATGAACGAAACATTGGAACAACAAATTAAACGTCTGGAATTCTGTCGTGATTGCATTGACCAGTCTTATCAAGCAGGAAGAGATGAATACAATCGCCTTGAACGGATGATTGAAGAATTGAAAGAACAACTAAAATCTATTGATTATGTATGTAGCAAGAGACAAAGATGGTGATTTGTATCTTTATAAAGAACAACCCGTGAAGAATGATAATTGGGAAAGTTGGCAATCAGGTAGTGACAATCCTCATGATTACTTAAAATTAGATCCTTCTTTATTACCTGAAGTAAAATGGGAAGATGAAGGACCGACAGAAGTTGAATTAGTAAAGAAGGAGAAAGTATGAGTTATGATTTTTTAGGAGACATAGATCGAATAGGTACGGATGCCTACAAACAAGGTGAAGAAGATGCCAAGAAAAGGGCTATAGAAATTTTGGCTTCTGTTTTAGAGAATTGGGTACATGGTGGTGATGCAGACTGTATCATTGCCGAATTTGAAGAAGAACTAATGAAAAAATAATAACGATATGGTACAGTTTATAACACAAGTTGCAACAAGCATAGAGCAGTCGCAACAATTAATAGAGTTAGGTGTAAAACCTGAAACAGCAGATTTGGTATATTGCTGTACAAAATCAAAAACCGATTCATTGGAATGGAAACTACAATTGTGTCCGCCATCACTGGAAGCCATAGATAACAATGACTTCCCAGCATGGAGCTTGGTCCGGTTACTTGAACTGCTTCCTTATGAGATTCCTTGTGACAGATCAAATGTTCTTCACCATCCAGAACTGATTAAGTATGAGACTGGATATAACTTCTCCGTATGTAGATATACCGTAGATTGTTTTGCCGGTACCCATATCGAGAACAGCCCTTTTGACAGTTGTGTGTCTATGATTAAGTGGCTTATTGCAAAAGGGTATTTTAGTAAAGAATATTTGTCTAATACAGATTAAAAAAGAAACGAGGATACCTGTCACGTATCCTCGGAAAGATTGATTCTTTTAACGATGTCTACAAGGTAGTCTTCTACAATGTTCTCTCACGTGTTCCCATTCACCAAACCGAAATCTGTAATAGGAACGAACATGCACAGGTCTATCGCCATAACACTGGACTGTTTTGCAGTTTTGAGACAGAGCCTCATTCTAACAGTTCTAAAAAGAATGAAGTTGTCTATTAAACATTTTTTCCATGTTTTTTAACCCAAAGTTTACCCTCTGATTCTGTTTATATATCAGAGATGCTGAAAGGGGGTACAAATATACAACATTTAATTTTCTGATATAGAATATGAATAAAATTAGCATGTGTGAAACTAAATAAAAAGGAGTGCGATATTCCGCACTCCAGCTAAGATAAAAATAATCAATTGTAAGAGGTCTTGCCTCGCTTGACCACCCGTGCAAATTTTGTGATAGCCTTGATTAAGGCTGCTGATTGTCGTAATACTTGGGCAATAGCATACAGAACAATAGCAACCCTTACCTCTTGGTAATCAACGGAATTTGCCATTAAAAGAGTAGCCAACATGATATTCATTATCATAGTTGGCTACAAATTTAATAATAATGTGTATAATCGAATATAATCGTATTTAAATAAATGAACAAAGAAAGGAAAGGTAGATTCAACGATGTTATTAGTTCCCTGGAAGAAGCGAAGGGAGAAGTGGAAGACATCTTAAATGAAGAGCAAGACTATTACGATTCTCTCCCTGATGGATTACAAATGTCTTCCAGAGGAGAAAAGATGCAGGACTATATCGGCTTGATGGAGGACTGTATAAGCAAGATAGATGAGGTCGTTGGGTTTGTGGAAGAGAAAATAATAAGAAAAAAATAAGTATTATTTGTGTATATCAAATGCATTGCTTATTTTTGTTGTGGTATTAATTATAAGAATATGAATAGACAAGAATTTTGCCAAATAATTGTAGATATACGAAAGCAATCTACCATTAAAATGAAAGATATTTGTTTTCAAATGGGGGTTATGCCTACTGCTATATATCGTTTAGAAAAAGGAAGTAGCAATTTTGAAATGGGGAATATGATGTCGTATATTAAAGCACTACAGCATATTCTTGTAATTGAGAACAGCCAACATTCATATCGTACAAATGATGCACAAGAATTAGGAAGTATATTAGCATTAATTCGTAAAGAAAAAGCGATTTCACAGAGAGCTTTGGCTGAAAAAACTGGTTTTGTGTATTCTACAATAGTTAAAATTGAATCTAAAAAATCAATTATTAGTATAGACACAATGCTTAAAATAGTAGATGTTTTGGGCTATACAGTTAAAATAGAAAAATAATAATTGCTATGGTTGCGTTCATTTGTGTTATTATTTGGATTATTATAATGTTGGTACTAATGTTTCCATTTGGGTTATTAGAGAATCCCCAAAAACGGTTGTCAAAAGGAAATAGCGCGATAGTTATTATAGTAGGAGCAGGCAGTGCCATTTTATTGGACTATATGTATAACGAACATTATGAATTACTATATAAGTTTTTCTTAGCTATTGGGGTAATTGGTGTCGTTATTTATGCTTTTGGTACAGCATTTTTTATTAGAAAATAATTCTATAATGAGAATTTTTTTGTTTGTTTTTTCCTTGTTGATATAACCTTTTCTTGTGAATTTTCCATATTATGTTGAGTGTTATTGCTATAGGTTATATGAACATCACTGGGGTTGGAACCATAACTGTACATAGATATAGTAATCAGTTTATTTTTCCATTCCCAAGTAAAACTAAGTCTATTTGGAAAAGGGGAATCTGATTTTATAGCGCGTTGCTTAACAGAAGCTAAGTACATAATTGCTCCGAGTGATTCTATTTCTTCGGGAACATGTTTAAAATATTGATAGTTATAAGTTCCAAAATACCCGACACTTTCTTCATAATATGAGAATACGCCAAATTTGTTCATATAAGTTTTTACGACGCTTTTTAATATTGGACCATTACCAGAAATAGTTATGCCAATTAAATCCACTATTCCTGAAAGTCCTAAGTTATTTGAGTCTTTATCATATTTATTATGTTGTTCTATAAAAACTTCCAGATTTCCATTTGGAGTTTCTGTTATACCTTTTTGTATTTCTACTGTCTCAAAATTTACACGTTCACTTTTATCATGTAAATCTATAAGGCGATGGATGGTATCTTTGATTCCTAATTTTGATATAGGCATACCAATCTGTATATCTTTGTATGACAGTGTTGTATCCTGTTTTGCTCTATTCTCTATAATAGTTTTATAATCTACTTTATTGCAGGCAGTCAAACAGCCTATAGCCCCAATGATAATAACTAATAAAAAATGTTTCATATTTTAATGTTAATAGATTTGCAAATCTAATTCATATTATGGTATTTGCAAAATTATTTGAAAATAATTTGAATATACAAGTGTCACATAACCATTCTTTTCTTATCTTTCCTATTCTATAGAAAACAATAAAGAATATGGAAGTAACAGATTTAATGAAAAAGAAATTATTGATTGCTTTAGAATTTGCTTATTCTGAAAGATATGCTGAAGAACTGAATGGACTTATTCTTAATGATAATGCAACATTAGAAGACTTGTACGATGTGTTATCAAGATTAAAAAAAGATGATGCAAAGCATAAAGTAATGAATGTTAATTTACACAGTTTGATAGATCATCTGGTAGTGGTTGGAGACAAAGAAACCCAAGACCAACTTGTTGAAAAGTTGACCCAAAGAACAAAAGAACTGTTAGCCGATATAAATCAGGAATTTTATAGTTGTTGATTTGGATTTCTGATTAGATTTCTGGCTTTAATGACTCCAGCAAGTATAATCTCTTCGTAAATTTCTCCTTTTTCGTTTATTATTATAGGATTGTCTTTTATAATTGATTGACACGCCAATCCTATTTGTTGGATTTCGTATGGAGTCCCATTTATCCCTAAACGTCTAAGTACAAGGGATGTAAATCTATTGTATATTGCTAAGTTAGTTGAATCCATGATATTGATAATTTTGGATACAAATATAGCAAATCATTGATAATCGACTACAATTATGGTTAATAAATTTTTCAAAATAAATCCAATAACATAACCATTCCCCTTTTTTCATTCTATTCTATAGAAAACGATTTTAAGAAAATAGTATGGAAAGAGAGTTGCATACAAACGAAAGTAACAATATAGATATACATTCAACTTCTTTAGAAAGAAAACTTTCATTGGCGTTGCATAAAAGATACCCAGTTATATGGGCAGCAGATAATATTCAGGAATTGGTATTAGATGATAAAGCAACGGTTGAGAATGTATATGACGTACTGGCAGAAATCGAGGATAAGTGCGTGCATTTATCAAAACTCATAAATATAGAATTTAATCCTTCCAATGTTCAGAAATTGGAAGAGGAATATGGGGTACAAATTTCTGAACATTGGAAAAATTACGCTTTAAATGTAATAAATAATTTTGCAGGAGAGGTGTTTGCTTTTGCGATGCAGGCTTCTTCTGTGTGTTAGTATTAAATGTTACTTTCTATTATGATATTGTTATAGACTAAAATTTTGTTATATGAAAGCTATTATTGAAGCAAAAAAATATAGGGACACTGATTCTTCGTATATTGTTGTTGAGATACGTTTTTTTTGTGTTCCTATATTCTATTATAAAAAGCAATGGGCTTGTTAGTCAATTTTTACGAAAGCATTTATATTTCCTGTTATTGTAAGATATGCTCCTTGGGTATGACTCCAGTATTAATAATTGAATATACTTATATGAAAAAAAGAAATAACAAAGGTTCATCACTTAATATTAAAATGATGAACCAAATAGAAAAACGTTTACTCAAAAGGTTTGATAATCATGTTAAAAAAGTATTGACTAAAATTTTAGTTGACTCTTTAGCTGATTTTCCACATTCTCGATTTCTTGATTAAGCTTAGATAAGGCTTCTTGTTCACTAATATTCTCAACTTTAGCAGATAATTTTACCACTTCTTTTTTTAACGCTTTGGCAATACATAGTGCTTGAAGGGATGTTGCTGCATAAGTTTTTAAAAAATCATTTATATCCATTGTATATTAAATTGTTATTAACGTTGCAAAAGTATAATAAATCGTTGATAATCGTATATAATCATTTATAAATATGACAAAAAACAAATTATCTATTGCGCCTCCAGATAAGAAGAAGACTTTGGAGGCGTTTTTTCGTTATTATGAGTTAAGCCGTTTATTGTTCGGTCAAAAGCAAAACGAAATATATGATGTCACGGATATTCCAAAGACAAATAAGTTTTATGAGTTAGCGAAAGAAATAGCTAAACAATTAGAAATTGACTGGGAAAATATGACACATGAAGAAAGTAATCGTGTTATGTTGGCCTTATTGGAAGATTCATTTAATCTTATACGTGATATTGAAGACTCCAAATCTATAATCCTTCAAACTAAAATAGTGATAAAGAAATGAGTGATGCACAGATTTATGACTTGTATGCTCAAAAGATTTCGGATATAACCAATATTCCATATCCTTATATTATTGCATTGAGAGATAATGGTTTGTTGAATCAGAAAGAAGCAAGAGATAAGTTAATCCGACATGATTATTGGAAATTGATGAAAACAAACAAATTCACACATAACCAGATACTTGAAAAACTTTCTGGTATATATGATGTCAATAAACGTAAAATTTTATATGCGATAAAAGTTAAACCCAAGCGCGTATATTATTGTAGGCAATGTGGACTCCAGTTATCGAAAGTCAAATACATGCGGAACGATGGTATATGCGATAAGTGTATTTCTAAACAAATAAAATTATAAATTATGGACAATCTGTACATTGAAGCGTATAAGTTCTATAAGAATGACTACGCACATGGTTTAGTATTATTTCATATCCAATCTCATTTTGAGGCTTATGAAGATGATGCTATTCAACTGGGGGCAGCACTGAATCTCCCAGTACATCTGCAAGAAGGCGTGAAATTCTGTAGTTTCCCGGATTATGAACTTGAAAACACCTTGTTGTTCCTTGTACAGATTGGTATCTCGGTTAAGACTATAGAATATCGAGATGAAAATGGGGTATTCGCAATACCAAAAGTGAAACAAATTTTGGATGATATTGAAGCTGATTATTGACATTTTCGATATACTAATAGTGATTTTTGTAAATATCTGTAATATAGTCAATTATATTAAGTATTATATTTAGTTTTATATATAGCTAATTTATTGTGTGACAGCTGATTAAATATAAAATAATTAATAAATTGATGTCGTAATTTAAAACAAAGTCGTACATTTGCCTCACCATCTTAACAAAATAGTTGGTGAGGCTTTTATATGTAAACAAAAATCATAGGAATATGGATAAGATAAAAACAAAATTGAAATTTATTAAGTCAGACCGTACAGAGTCATGGGTAGGATTTGTTTCTATCAATACTAAAACCGGTTACATTAGGGGCGTTAGAGAAGACGCAAAGGGTCCTAAAAAAGTATGTATTGTAACACATGAGCTAGAGCCAATTATTGAGCCGAATGTGCTTTATGATGTACAAATGGTTCCTATGAAAAATGAAAAGGCTGGATACATCGTTGTAGCAGCGGAACCACATGCTTTTGATGCAAAGATTACTTCTACAGTTGTAAAGAATGCTGTGTATTTAGTGGAAGTAAAGTTCGGAAACAAGACAATCAAATACGATCCGCTGGATGGTGTCAAAGATTCTGTTCGTACTATTGATGGGGTTGTAGAGGAATTGTCAAAACGTAAAGACATCAAAAATCTACTGCTGGTAATTGATGATTTCTGTAAGTCAGCAAACATTGTATTAACCGCATTCCAGAACGATGGTCATTATGTCGCAGCAAAAAAAGTTCTCAAAAAGTAGAAAACCTAAACTGCCGAGAAAAAGAAAAAAGGCTTGTATAAAAGCACAAGGACGCGCTTCATATTATAGCACTGTTAATCTTGCTAAAGTAGAGGGAGAGTGGCCTTGCAAATTTTGGGTTAATTCGACAGTAGAAATGAAACCGGTAATGATAAATGGTACTGTGGCTCTTATTCCCACACCCGCTCAATATTGGTAGAATATGATAAAAATTCCAGTAGAAGGAATAGCTACAGATGCAGCTCATTCCACGAAAAACAAAATAACAGAGTTTCAGGGGATAGATTTACGGACCGGTAAGCGGATCTTTTATCAGAACCTGGGTAATAAAACGGTGAATATTGGTGAGTTCTTAGGCGTTGTTGAAGCGGCAAAATATATCATAGAAAATGATTATTCTCCTAGAATTATCTATACAGATAGTATAACAGCAATAGCTTGGTTTCAAAACAAAAAAACAGCATCCAAGAAGAAATGCAAAGAACTTCAGAAAGCCGAGATATTTCTTAAAACTCTTGCATGGGATGTTGATACAATTGAAGTCCGACACTGGAACAACAAAGAATGGGGTGAGACCCCTGCTGATTTTGGAAACAAATAAAGCCCTCCAGCAAGAGAACTGGAGGATTGAGATATACAAATCATCATTTGTTGGAAGTCTTTCTTCCTCTGAAAGCCCAGATAATGTCAGCGATAGATTTTAACGATGCTGCTACATCGAAATCCACTCTTATTCGTAGGCATTTTCTCATTGTAAAGGCAATCAGCACCCATGCGATTGGCATATATTCGCAAAGGTAAGAAGAATCTTCCAAAATAGAGCAGTTTTTCAAAATTCTGTCATAACGGCTATTGAGATGTTTAGTCATAAATAGCCGTTATATAGCGGGATGGAGCAGTTGGTAGCTCGCTTGGCTCATAACCAAGAGGTCGCCGGTTCGAGTCCGGCTCTCCGCCACTAACTAATTAAATTAATTATAGTATGAAAGAGCAAATCATATCTGAAAGGGCAAATATTATTGCCAATTTGAGACAATTGGTTCAGTCCTTAGTGGAGTTGAATACGAGAGCTAAAACACACGTGTCTTCCAATAAGGCAGACATTAAGAAATTGAGAAAAGACAATAAAGAGTTGGAGAAGATGAAAACCCGAAACTCATTCTTTATCCGGATTTTTTCTTTGTTCTTTAAGTCTTGATAAGATGATGCCGCAATGGTGGAATTGGTAGACACGATGGACTTAAAATCCATTCGGCCGAAAGGACGGTGCAGGTTCGACTCCTGTTTGCGGCACAATGACATTAGTCAATAAGAGTTCTTTGAAATATACCAAACTTAATATGCGATGAAAAAGTATATAGAACAATTCATTTTTATGATAGCAGTCTTATTCATAGGCAATAGAGTATTCAATCATGTTGACGCTTGGTTGGGAATTGCTATATGTTTTGGGGTTTGCTATCCAGTTATTAACATCATTAAATTAATTATCAAAAAACATGAAAACGAAGATTAAGTTTATGTTGGTTGCTCTGATGGCAACAGTGATTTTTTCATCTTGTGAGCGTGTTGCTCCTAACTATGCCGGTGTCCTTATGGAGAATTATGGTAAGGAAGGTAAAGAAGATTTTAAGATTGTATCCGGAAAAGTTTCCACATGGGGATGGGGGACAGAGTTATTTCAGGTGCCATTGTTTGAACAGCGTGGAGGATTTCAGAAATCAGTTACCCTAAAAGCTGCTGACAATACAGAGTTCAATGCTACTCCGTTATACTCATATAGAGTTATCAAAGACAGGGCAATTGACGTTGTTTTTGATAATAAACATATCGGAAACGGAGATGGATTTATGAGATCTTTGGAAGACAATATTCTGGAACCACGTATTTACGACCTTATTAAAGAAGAAAGCCGGAAATATAAAACAGATACACTTATGGCTGATGGGGGTTCTTTAGCTTTTGAAAAGAAGCTGGAGGATATTGTTAGGGCGGAATTTAAAGATAGAGGATTGGACCTGAAGTCATTTTCAGCCCAATTAGAATTTAGTGATCGAGTCCGGGAAAAGATTGATAATAGAAACGAGGTTAACACTAATATTTCCGTTATTGATCAGAAAATCGAAGAGCAGAAAAAGAAAAACGAACTAGAAAGATTAAAAACCGAACAGGCTCTTATCACATCGAAAGGGTTAACTAAAGAAATTCTATACAAACAGTTTATTGACAAATGGGACGGAAAAACGCCGCTGTATGGGGTAACTCCAGAATTTCTGAAGATGACGAATTAAAACTCATAAATAAATTGGAAAGAGGAGGGGTGCGATCCATGTAGTTTCCAACTTTGGTTTCGCTGGGATGGCTGCATGGGTTGTTAAGAAACATCTTGGAAAAATGTTTTGCACCCCTTTATTCCTCTGGATGGAAATTATGTAAAATGCTTGAATGCCTGTGAACCGATCGTATTTCACATTCCAAATGGCAAGAAAGCTCAATTGTTGTTTTTACGTCCTACGGACGGCTTATCGTCTTTTGATTTCCTTTACGAGGACGCGAATTTCCCGTACAAGGAGGACAAGCAACAGCAAATAAATTTCCATTACGGCTGCAAAGTTAAAACTTTTTAGCCAAAAGCCGGTGAAAAATCCGGCTGTTTGCTCGGTTCGTCTATCGGAAAGGACATCTGCCTTTCGAGCAGAAAAGAATGGTTCGACTCCATTACCGAGTACAACAAGCCCGAAGTACAAGGGAACGAACATACAGGCTATGCTGAGACAAGTCAATATGCAAGTAAATAAGCCCTGTCCGGAATCGTTGGTCCGGGAGTGTGATACCGAGCTGTTGGTAGAATCGGTATGTTAGATGTCTTTATGGGAGTGTTCGATTCCTCCATCATCGCCGAAAGGGGATGGGTCGGTTAGGGAGATAAAGACATCATTTGCTCTTATAGCTTAGTGGTAGAGCAGATGACTGTTAATCATCAGGTCGGTGGTTCAAATCCATCTAAGAGCGCATTTAAGGTTAAAAAGATTGTTATTGGATTAGCTTATTTTTCTTTCCGCGAAGCTGTGAAGTTGTGAAACTTCCAGCTATCTGGTTCATTAGTCAAGTGGTAAGGCAATGGTCTGCAAAACCATGATCGCAGGTTCGATTCCTGCATGGGCCTCATAAAAAATGGGGAGTTGCAATTACTCCCCAAAGATGACAACCATAGGGATAATATGGTTGTGAAATCAAAATGACAGCGGCTATTCGCAAAGTTGAATCAAAAGAGATATGACAGCTATAACTGTCTGAAGGACAACACAGATTGCAACTATATTGTCTCTTCGCTCTTGGCTAAAATGATTTGACTTACCCGTAGGTTTAGTCATATTGCTTGCAAAGGTAAGTGAAATTTGCGATAAACTGTCTTTTGACCGAAAAACTGTCAAGGGTTAAGTGGAAACTGGCCCCTGTGCAATTACTGGAAACTTCAGTACAAACACTCATCCGGTCATGGTGGTTACAGTTACTCCACCATTATAGTGCATTAGTTCAGTGGTTAGAACGCTACACTGTCACTGTAGAGATCACGAGTTCGATTCTCGTATGCACTGCAAAAATACAACCATGCAGCCAACTACTGCATGGAGGAAGATAAAAAATAAATCAATTGTTAAATCTACGGACAGTCCATTTACCTATAAGATAGATTGTAGCACAAACCGCGAAACTGGCAGTAATTGACACGGCTAATGTCAAGTCCAGATTGATGTCGTAGTTAACATTAACATTTACGTTGGTTGTAAAGTTGGCGTTAATGTTTGTATTACAACTATTTATAGTAAACATCTGAAGGAAAGCCGTTATCAACGGATTCATTTCAATCAGTTTTAACCGCAAAGATACGGCTTTTCTTCTTATTGTCCGTTTTAAAAAACATTATTATGAAACATCAAATAAACGTATCTTGTGGAGGAGTTGGCTTTTTAGGCTTACTGACAATCGTATTTATCACGTTGAAATTGTGTAATGTGATAAATTGGTCATGGTGGTGGGTGACTATGCCTCTCTGGGCATTTCCAGTCGCATGTTTGTGGGTGTCGATTATTGCAGCGATTGTATGCTTTTTTACTTTCATGTTTAACCGTATTATGAAGCGGAAATAATCACATATTCATTTGAGTAGTTATGAAAACAGGAGTAATACTGGCTCGGTTCCAGCCTATACATAACGGACACCTACAGCTGATAAAGAAGGCTTGTGACGAGAATGAGCAAGTTTTAGTTATTATTGGCTCAATAGACAAACTCTCAAAACGGAATCCGATACCTTGGACTATCCGAAAACAACTTGTTGAAAAGGCAATTAAAGACCATTCTCTTCACGAAAAAACGAAGATTGTTGAGCTTGCTGACCTTTCTGATGAATCTGACAACAGCCACGATTGGGGCTTTTACCTATACTCATTTATTGTCAGCAAAATCAACCAATCTGATTTCACCATCTATTACTCTGATGGATTTGAGACCATCACATCTTGGTTCCCAGGATTTCTTTTAAGGAATAATGTATCTCTATCCTTACTTGCCAGAAACACTTGTGAAGATGGTGTGTCAGCAACTATGGTGCGTGATATGATACTTGCTGATAGCCTTCCAGAAAATGATGTGGTCCCACAGTGCGTGTATGATATGCGCCAGACAATTAAGGCATTTTTAAACGTATTCAAATAAAAATATGAAAAAGTACATTGGAACAAAACAGATTGAAGCCGAGCCTATGACATTGGGCGACTTCGTTCAAGAAACGGGTAGAAATCCCTATGGTAAGGACATTGAAGACCATAAAGAAACCGAGCAAGGTTATCGTGTTAAATACGAAGATGGTTACGAAAGTTGGTCGCCTGCCAAAGCGTTTGAGAAATCGTACAAGTGTGCAGACACCTTTTTTGACCGTTTGCATATTGAAATGAAAGACTTGTATGACAGGTTGGATAAACTTGTTACTTTCATTGATTCTGGAAAGATGGATGAAGTGGTAACAGACAACTACCAAAAATTCTTGTTACGCTTACAGCAAGTAATGATGGGTAATTACGTGAAAACACTTGAATGTCGTATTGGATGTCTTGATGGTGCTCCTAATGCTCCGTTTAACCAGATGTCTTTCGGAGTTGCAATCGAAGCGTTGAAATTTGGTCTTGCAATTCGTAGAAGCGGCTGGAATGGCAAAGGATTGTGGGTCATCAAGCAAGTTCCAGCACACATAGAAAGCGATATTGTGCCGAAGATGCAGTCGCTTCCCCAATCGGCAAAGGACCTTATTCTGAAAGGCAAGGGTTTCATTGACTATACAAGCCAATGCCTTATCTATAACGAGAATACTGGTCGTGCTGATTCGTGGGTTCCATCCATCAGTGATATGTTTGCCGAAGATTGGGAGATTGTGAAATGATTAAAATAATAAAATGGACCGGAAAATTTTCCGGTCCATAGATTAATAAACTTTCTTTCCTTTACGGTTAACCACACAATTGTATATGGCTAACTCGCCAACCTTATCTCCTGTGCGTTTACAGTAATTATATGCACCACGCGCACCAGAGAACTCTCCTCTTCCATGCAGGTAAACAAATTTACCCTGCGAATCAGCTCCTTTACAAGCGGAGATGAATAAAGAATATTGATTCTTCATAATTTACCAAATTTAATAGGAACTACAAAAGTAATCATTATATAGAAAACTAAAAATAAAAGGAACAAAAAAATGAACTTTGAATCACAAATATGTACTACCCATGAGCAATCGGAAAGATTGCTTTCTTTAAGATTGAAATTAGAAACAGCCGATATGGTGTATCATTATACCAAAAGTAAAGTACCTGCACTGGAATGGGAATTAAAAACAACTCCGCCAACATTGAGAGGTAAATTCTGGACACCTCAAAGAATAGCAAAGTTATCATTGCCTTTTCATAAGCATCCGGATGGGACACCTATGACAGGAGAAGAAGTATTTGATGAAATATGGGGTAAAGATATTCCGGCATGGAGTTTATCGAGATTGTTGGAAATGTTGCCTAATGAAGTTCCAGATCCTAAACCAGGGTTTGAAGCACATCATCCGGAACTGATAAAACATGCTTTTGAATATAATCTATCAATTCGGAGATATACAGCAGATTGTTTGGTTGGGACACATATCGAGGATACTCCAATTGAATGCTGTGTGTCTATGATAGAATGGCTCATTAAAAATCATCATTTTAATAAAGAATATCTGAAATAAAAGATATGAAAGAAGATGATGATAGGCATTGTAGCGAGTGTGTTCACTATGAGGTATGCCCTAACTATCAGATGTATTGCAAAGCTCTAAAAAGGCGAATAACAGCAAGAAAAACACCTCGTTATTGTAAGTATTATAAATCATTTATAAAAATCAACAATGGAAAAGAGTAATGATATAAAACAATCTCTTTATGACATACAACCTGGAGATAAGGTGTATTTTAGGAGTAACTATTTCTCCACAATTTATGTTGTGGATCGAGTAACTCCAACTTTAATTATTTGTAATAATATTAAGTTCCGTAAAAATGATGGTAGAAAAACACCTTCTGAAAGATACCACTATTGTTATATTGAAGTGCTTACTCCAGAGTTATTGTATAAACATAGGCAGGAAGTTATGCGAAAACATTTAATACAACAAGTTAAGAACGTTCAAATTGATAAATTGACTAACGATCAATTACAGAAAATCATTCAAATAACTCAAATACCTAACTCTAATGACGATATTTCAAAAACTGAGAAAATGGTGCCGTAA